AGCCGGCCTAGAAGGGTCTCGACAGGCAGAATATCCGTCATGCCTGGGCCGATGCCCAGAAGGCCGGCGGCAATGATCTGCTCTTGCGTGAGCCCTGGACGCCCTGCCGCGCGTTCGGCCTGATCGAAGCGTACCGCCCGCTGCGTGGCCTCACCCATACCCATCGGGCCGAAGACCAAGGCGCCACCGGCTGGACCACCTATCCACGTCGCCGGCAAGCCGGTGATCATCGAGCCTAGGCCGCGCCCCAACTGTACTGAGAACGACTGCTCAGTGTAGCCTTCGGGAAGCGGAATTAACGTCCGCCCGTATTCCTGAACCGCTGCGCCTGCGCTATACAGCGTCCGGTCCTGAATCGGTGTCGGGTTGAAGGCGGCGATCTCGGCTTGGATCTCGGTACGCAGGAGCGCGCGCTGTTCAGGTGTGGCCCGCTGGTAGCGGGCAATTAGCATCCGGCGCCGATCGTCTTCCTGTGGGTCGCCCTGTCCTCCGCCAGCTCTTGGCGGCAGGCTTGTGAATGCAACGGGCTCGCCTCTGTCGATTGCACCCATGGCGCCAAGCAGCCATAGGCGCGACGCCTGGCCCGCGTGCTGCGCACCTGAGACCACGACATCAGGCGCCTGCAATACACTGCCGACACCGCTGATGGCGCCGCCTGGGATCTGCGACGCCGCTACGCCAGCGCCACGGCCAACCTCATAGAGGTCACCCGCACCAGGAGCCCACATGCCGGGCATTCCCGTCGGGGCTTGCGGTCCTGTCAGCGTCTCCGGCTGGATGAACAGGCTCGGGAAGCCACCAGGCGTGGAGGGCGGAGTCAGAGGTTCCGCTTGCTGGTCGGCGTTCTGCTCACCTCTGCCCTTCGGCGCCGGCTCAGGCGGTGCGCTCGCCTGCGATCTCCTGATCGCCTCTTGGCGCTCCTGCTCTACCCGTGCGGCATGCGCCGTCTCCAACTGGCCAAACCAGCCGGACTGATCCAGTTCTTGAGCAAGCGGGCTCACGCCGACAGGCGGCTCGGCTGGCGCACCCTGAGGTGCTTCCAAGCCGTTCTCTTCCCGGATCTTGCGTAGCTCTGCCTGGAAGGTGTCGGCCTCGGACGCGCCAGCGTCCTGCTCAGGCATTGCTGCCGGATCAGTGTAGTCGTCTACCATGTCGATTTTTGTCTCGTGTAGGCGGAGGTTTTGACGAAACGTCAAAAGCTGCGATTACCGCCGTGGCGGTTGCGACTGACCCAGCAAGTTGAGGTAGTGAGCTGCAGTTCCAGGCCCGAAGGTGCGGTCGAACTCTTCCTGCATGGCCGGAAGCCGTGCAAGGCGAGAGATCATCTCAGGGGTAGGCCTTGGCCAAGCTTGCTGCGAGACGCCAGGAACGCCAGTTGCCCGCGGCGGCGGCGAGACTGGCAATGGTGCGCCTGACGGTCGAGCGCCTGGGGTGGGTGCGGGTCCAGGCAGTCCTGAGACCGGCCCGTAACCTGGGATGCCCGACATCGGCGCGAGGCCGTCAGACGGCGGCCCCATCGGCATCGCGCCCGGCAAGGGCTGCCCGAACTGAGAGCTGAACCCAACGGGCGGAGCCCCGATGCTCCACAATGCTTCCTCCCGGTCGAGTGCGGCAAGTCTGCGTCCCAGGGTTCCGCTCACGCCCTGAGCATCCTGGAGCCTTTCGCCACTCAGCCGCCGGAAGTGCAAGGCGGCGTCGAATGCAGCGCGGGCATAGCGTGGCCCGAAGAGTTCCGTTGCACGGTCTGCCGCAGTGCGAAGATGCTGTGTGAACTCATTCGCTGACAGCCGCGCGAGATCCGCCGGAAGGCGGAGTATCTGCGCCGCCTCGTCACCCCGAAGGATGTACCGATCTCCCTCAGGAATACCCACCCTCGTCATGGCCGCAAGCCGCGCGTCGATGATGAGTTGCCGGTCGGCAGGCCTGAGGCGCTGATCGGTGAGGAGTAGCCTCTGCGGTTGCGACTGCCCTTCACCAAGTGCTCCAGACTCTGGCCGATAGGTAATCTCTCCATCCTCGCCGATCTGGATCTGAAGGTGCGGGTAGCGACGTGCCAAGGCATCGTAGGCATCTTCCACCTCTCTTGCCGGACGGACCCTGAGGTCATCCTCCGCGGGCGTGGATGCAACGCTGCCGTCCTGATTATGCCTCGGCAGGCCGGCCTGCCCGAGTAGATAGGTGCCGGATGCCCACAACGACGGGTCAGTGCGGCGCAGTTGCTCGATGCGGGAGATTGCCCGCGCGGTAGCCTGCCGAACGCGCCCCGCCAAGGCGTAGTCCTCGCCATCGCCAACATTGGCCGTGTCTAGATCCTCAAGATGTTCTCCCATCTCCTGAGGTGACCTATCGCTCAAACCGTCGATCGCGCGGAAGCGAGCTTCGGCTTCGCGAATGCGGCGGGTATATTGGGCAAGCTGCATTGGGGTGAATATGCCGGCCCGCCGTGCGCGCTCTAGCCAAGTTGTGCCGTCCGGGAGCGGTCGAGGCCGACCGGTGGTCGTAATGGAGGCGATGTCGCTATCGATCCCAGCAGCCGTGTCTGTGCGCAAAGCTTGGCTCAACTCACGGATGAGCACCCGCCTGCGATCTGCCGGCAGTGATGCATACCGGCCGGCAGGGGCATTGCCTTGAACAAGGTCGGCGAGCTCGGCGATACGGGGATCGGTGGACGGCGCGTCTGGAGACGCCTGGCCACCGGGAGCCGCGCCTTCAACGCGACCGCGCCAGTAGCCCATGAACTGCTGGCTTGTAACGTTCTCGATGCCGCCAAGCTGAGCCAGAACACGCGGCGGGAGATTCCCACTGATTGCCTGCCGCGCCCAGCGCTCTCCCCTCTGGCGTCCTTCACCAGTAGCGAGCATGCTCTGCCATGCCAGACGTTCCGGTTGCGCCATGTGCGCTGCGAACCCGCCAGCGCCCTGCTGATGAATCAAGTACAGTTCGCCGGCAGTCGGATCGCGGCCGTGCTGTTGCCGGAAGCTTGCAACGTGGCGGGCAAAATTCGCGGCTGCTGCCTCGGCATTGTCGCCAGGGCTGAAAATGTCCCCGCGCCCGCCGAACTCCTGTTCTGACAGTTGGAAGAGACCGCGATAGCTCCCCGTTACGGCTCTGGGGTCTCCAGAACTCTCAATGGCCGCTATGCGTCGCATCAAGTCTGGATCGACTCCATGTCGTTCAGCCGCCGCTGCAATCGCAGAGTCCACCTCTGGTGCGAACCGTGGCACAGGCCGGCTCTGCCCTGGTGGAGGTGTTGTCGGCGACTGCCCACCCGGCGCCGGCTGCTCCATTGCCGTGAGCCCGCCAGGAGTCCGCATCGCCTGAGCCAGCGACGACAGCCTGCCCGGTCCCGAGCTGTTGACCGACGGCATAAGCTCTTGCAGCGCATCGGTCCCGCGTGCGAGACCAAAGCTGACGAGCGCATCATGCTGCGCTTGCGTGAGGCTGACGCCATCGCTCAGACCCTCGCGGATTAAACGAGAAACCTCTCCGGCCTGCGTGCGCAAGCCCGTCACAGCCGCCTGCAGCTCAGCCGGCGTCATGCCTGGGCGACGGGCCAACCGCTGCAACTGCGTATCCGAGATCTCTCCGGTGCTTGGAGCTCGAACGCGGGGATCGCCCGAGCGCAACTCCATGAGGGCGGAATAACCGTCCGGACGGGACAGGATATCCTGCTCGATCATCTGCCGAGCCGTCCCCCGAAGCCGCTGCTCGGTCTCTGTCGAGAAGCCGTAGGTCTGGCGACCGAGCGCGATTGTGCGCTCAGCGCTATCCAGAATGCGCTGCCTGGCTTCGTCATCCGGCGCAGCCATGTAGTCCTGCGTCAGGCCATTGAGCCTCTCCGTGGTCCACTGCTCGCCGTACGCGCCACGTTGGCCCATCTCTGCCGTAAAGGCACTGGAGTGGGCGCGGTCGCGTACGTCGGAAAGGCCATGAGCTAGACGTGTGAGTGCCCGCGGGCTTAGACCTGCTTCCTGCGCCCCCGCGAACACGCCGCGGCCAGCCTCAGTGAGACTGGCCACCGTCCTACCGGCAAAGCCTGCTGGGTCTCCGGTCAGGGTGCGCCGACTATCGTCAAGCGCGCGATGCTGCGCCTGCTCGAATTCCAGAAGGCGCCGCCGGACGTCCAACTCCTCTTCCTGGTCGGCTCTCTGCTGAATTGACGCGCCGAGCGAGGTAATGCCCTCTCCAAGGGCGGCAGCGCCGCGACCAGTCGCAGTCACCGCGTCCATATCGATGCGACCACTGGGCCGCCCCGTACGCGCAGAGGGCATCTGTCCAAGATCGTCTCTGGAGGGCAGAACTCCGGGAAGGCGTGCAGCCATTGTCTATCAACCCCAACCGAGATAGTTGTTGGCGCCAGCGCCAGGCGTACTTCCGGTGTTTCCGTACCGCGCAAGACCGCCGATGCCGCCAAGGATAGTGCCGGCCGCTCTGTAGTATGAGGCCGTTTGCGCGGCCTTGCCCGAGTAGCGTGCCATGTCAGCCTGTCCACGCAGTCCTGTGGCGCGATCCTCGCCACCGTATCGCGTCATACGCGCCTGCAGATCGCCGTGACTTCCGATTTCCTCGGCGAGATTCAATGCCGTCGGGTCGGTTGCGGAGAGCCCTGACGCCGCACCAACGGTCTGCAACCTGGACTGGGCCAGGTCTGCACGGCGCGAAACCTGCTCAGCTTCCCGCTGAGCGGCGGCGCGCTCGGCCATAGCCACGCGCTCATGCTCTCGGCCCTGCCACTGGCCGGCTTCTTTCGCCTGCTGGCCCGCAGCAAGCGTTCCCATTGCGGTCACGCCGGCGCCGGCAACCTGCGCAACCATGGCGATCATTGGTAGTGCTGCCATTTAGGGTTTCCAGCGGTAGAAGTTCTCTGATCGTGGGTCCGGTTTGAACCCGATCCTTTCGAGCATCTTGTCGGCGAGTGGGAAGCGCATCTCAGCTTCCGAGTAGCAGAACCTGACGCCCTGCTTGCGCGCCTCGTCCATGACCATTCTAGCCGTGCGGATGAGAGCCTTGCGGACGCTCATGTGAGCTTTGAGGAGCTCGCGTCCTTCCTCCGTTACGTCAAGGAATGCAATCCAGCGACCACCCATGTTTGCAAGGCCACCCAAGGCCAAGGCCTTGCCGTCGATTTCACCGACCCAGCCGCGCAAGGTCGGCGCTTTCAGGCCACGCGCAAAGGTTGCGATGTCTTGCTTGTTGGCTGGGCGGACGGCGACGTGGATCATTCTGGTTTTTGTTGCGGTGTTTACGTAGGATGCAGCGCTTAACAGATGAGGATCGTCATGAGCATCTATAGGAGCTTTGAGAAGACCATCGGCCCGCTGCGTTTAACGCTCTCGCAACCACACCCACGCTGGCTTGAGATCGCCAACAACCGTGAGGATTGCCGCCTATTCGGGCTGAACCTTGAAGAGGCGCGCGACCTACACTACGCGCTCGGACGCCTCATTGCTCAAGCGGACGAAGACGACACCAAGCGAAAGTGACGACCTCATAGCCGCTCGTTCGTTTGTGGGGATGGGATGGCGGCGAGCACAGTCGCCGGCCTCGGCGCCTTCGCCCTAATGTGCGACCTGGGATCTGTCTTATGCGTCCCCGGCGTCGGGAAGGCGACCATGTCCAGCGTGGGGAATATGTGATCCTGATCTACGGTTGCGCCTTCGATGACGCGTGGCAGCGGATCGAGCGCACCGGTGTCGTCACCCAAGAACAGGCCACGGGCATGCGTGTTGTAGAGCACCAGCGCCGTTTGCGCGACGCGCTTCATCTGAGCAAGGGCGGTGCCGGCCTGTGCGCCGTAGGCGAGCTTGCCGCTCCGCCAGTTTGCGTCAAAAGGCAAGCCTGCGACCGCGTGGTGGAGGCCGTCCGTCAGCCCGGTGAGCGTGATGTCGCCACCGGTGTCCGTCGTCCACAGCCTCTGCGAGAAGTCACTCCCCGTGTCCGGAGACATATCGACGTGCGGTGTAGATCCCGTGTCGAGACTTCCCCAAACGACGAGGCTCGTGCTCGGGAGGTGTGGGGCTATCGCGTGGAGGAAGGTGGTGCGCCCTGTATCCGTGAAGCTGACGCTGCAGTCAGCCAAGTAGTGAAGGCCGGTATCACCCTGGCACTCGCTCTCCTTGGCCCACTTCTCAAGGAAGCGCTTCGTGACTCCGTTGACGGTGCGCCTGACGTGGTAATAGACGGCGTCTTCATCGACGCCCGGTAGGCACATGACGCGCTCGACCGCACCTGAGCCTGAGGACCAGGTCGTCCAGCAGATCACCTCCTCGGCTGGCTCGTAGGTCAGGATCGCGACCTTGCCATCGGCAAGGGCCACATGAATTCTCGTGTCGGGCTGCCGCTGGACCGCAATCGATACGACGCCAGCCGCCAAGAGATCAGGCACCAGCACGGTCAGTTCAGATGAGCCATAGTCTCCGACTGCCGCTTGCGTGTCAGGCCCGACCATGAACACGCGCTTCCTCGATCGCTGGACGAAGATGCCCCTGCCGTCCACCTTGATGGCGCGTAGGGGCGCCGTGCCCTGCGTAGAGAAGGTTGCGGCGCTGGAGTTGGTTGGGGTTAGCGGCTCGTCAAGGGACGAGGAGCGCAAGGTAAGCTCGGCGCCGGACGTGTGCACGATGAGGCGGAGCAGGGAGAGCAGCGTGTGGATACTATCGACCGGCCCTGATCCTAGCGTACGGATGATCGGGCCGGCATCTCCGGTTGTTGACTCATCGAAGCTTTGATAGTCATCGGCGACGGAGAGGAACAGGCTTCCGCCCTGAGCATGAGCCAGGCGCCCGCTGTGGAGCTGAACCGCCGTCGGGAACCCGCGTGCGTCGGACCAGTAGCCCTGTTGCCAGTTGTCGGAGGTGCCAGTGTCAGAGAAGCGGGAGAGCACCTCTATGCCAACTGAGGTGTTGGAGTTGTAGTCGGTGATGCGGGCGATGCCGGTCACACCTCCGCCACCGTAGGTGGCAGCGACGACTGCAACGCCAGAAGTGTATCCCCCTGCGCCTACTCCAGTATCCAGCGTGCTTCCCGTGTCAGCAACCCTGGCGCGATACCAAACTTTCAAGTTATCGTCTGTATCGGCTATGATCTTCGTAAAGGTCCCCGTATCACTGGCAGTCGTTCCAAACGATGGCGGAACCGGCTTGAACCCGATGTCCGGACCGTCGATAGAACGCTCTATCGTTATGCGTCCAGTCCACGTGCCGGACACTGAGAAAATGATGCGCCGTTCGTCATTCTCTGCCAGTGTCCCGGTATCCAAGATCCCAGTCATCGCGATCGGATCAGTGTAGGCGCCGGCCGCCCCAAGGCGCCACTGGCCGCTCTGTCCATCATGGAATGCGCGCACCAGCGCACCAACGTGCGTTGACTTGAAGAACGGAATATCAGAGTTGAGCGTCGTGTTGCCGAAGAAGTGGGAGACGGAGAGCTTGGCAGACGAGGACCGCGTTGGAAGGAATGGGCCATCATCCGGTGCGTAGTCCACCACGGACCAGGATCGCCCGGTTCCGCGACGCTCGATCATCTGCTGGCGCACGCCGTCGCAGTTGGCAAACACCACGTCCGCCGACTGGTCGTGGCGGATGTCGTCGAGGTTATCCGCTTCCCATGGCGTCGTGATCTCAACCGTGCCGCTGTCGCTGATCTCCAGCGAGGAGACGATGCGGTCGATGATGGCGTCCGACTGTAGCGTGATCCAGAAGTTGCCCTGAGGCGTGAAGGCAAGGTTGTGGTAGCCGGTGCCGATCGATGTCTCGGAGATGTAGTCGTCGTCGCCGTTGGTGGAACCGACACGCAAGGTGACGGGGCCGCGTCCGACCTGGATGGCAAGCGCATGCTCCGTGCCCGTGTCGGAGACGATGACGCGCTTGGTGGCCTTGGCACGAGCGCCGATGGAGGTGGCGTTGAGGTACAACTGGCCGCTGGAGAACCGCGCCTGGTTGGCCGTCTGTGCATCGAACAGTTCGACCTCGGCAACGAACAATTCGTTGTCCCCAGCGGCTGTCGTGAAGAAGAACCGCCAATGCCGGCGCGCCGTTACAGTGCCAGTGTCGCCCTGATCCGTCGCGTAGGTGCGCCTTTCCGAAATGGCCCAGCCGGTCTGACTACTGCGCTCGTCTTCCAGCGTCCACTTTCCGGTGTCGGCGGCAAAGGTGCCGGTGTCAAAATTGCTCGCGATCAGGCGCCAGGCTGACGGGGCATTATCCAAAAACCCAGACTGATCGGCCGCCCTGACCGAATACGATGTAACGGCCTTTCGATTCCCCGTGTCGCTCCCGAAATCGATGTTGAGCCACGACGGTAGAGTGCTGGCAGTGCCGCCCTCTTCGCTGGAGCCGCTAAGCCCCGTGTCGGCCCAAACGGACGAGGCGTCGTCGTCGGCTGCGCGCCAACCCTGCGCGTTGTTCTCAGCCTCTTCCGAGGAGGATGTGATCGTGACGCCGTTGGTCGTCGCCCCCGTCATGGTGGGTATGATGTCGTTGGGATCGCCGCTGACGACGGCCCCGCCCGTGCTGGCGTTTGTCCACCCCGTGTCGCTCAGGCTCACCGTCGTATCGACGGCCGGCCTGGACAGTAGGTCCAGATCGTGCGCGTCGTCGCCGAGCCAGATGCGCATGGCGCCACCAGCGCCGCCCGTGTCGTTGGCAAGCTCCAACAGCGCAACGTCATCCGTCGAGGCGATGAACTCTACCCAGTACGCGCCGGTGTCGCGGATTGAACTTCCCTTGTGCTTTGTGCCGGGGCGGATCGACATGCTTCCTTGTGTGGCGCAAATGAAATTGTTATAGACCTCGGCAGACAGCTTCACCCTGTCGAGATCGACGCGGGCGAGCGCCTTTGGGCTGATGAGACCGCGATTGAAAGCTACCAGACCCGCGTTGACACGGCTCATCGTCTCTTACCCCGTCAGCCTGCCGCGCGACCCGCGATCACGCCCAGCACTTCGCCCCCAACGCGCCTGCGTCCAACTGCCAGGAGGCGGGAACTTGGGCTGCGCTTCATTCATCGCGTCGATGTTCTTCGCAACCTTGCGCGCCTGGTCCCGCTCCTCGCCGATCTCCCGCCTCAAGCCGGCATTCTGCGTGAGCGCCATGCAGACGCGATGTGCTAACTCTAGCTCGACATACCTGGAGAAGTTTTCAGGCCACCGACTGAGATCGAGCCCAAGCCCAGTGTCATTGGAGACATAGCGCGCATAGATCGGCGTGTTGTCCGCCGACCAGAAGCTGTCATCGTCGTAGTATTGGGTCAGCGGGTAGGCGAAATATTCGTCGAGCGAGACGGCGATAGTGCGGACCCAGTCGGACGGCTTGGCGAAGACCTCGGTGAAGCCGAACGAAGGCGTCACACCAGTGTCGGCATCGAGCTGCACCGTCTCCATGGCGAAGTTCCAGGAGCCGGAGGCGACGCATGTCGCCACGACCTTGTCGTAGACAGCCGTAAGCTCACGAGCGGCCTTTACCGGGTCACCCGTGTCGGACAAGCGCTCGCTACCGAGATCCTGCAAGGCAGAATTCCACAGGGCGAGTTTTGTCGTGCCCATCTCAGTCTTCCACCTTCACGGGGTCAACCCAGGCCTTGCCGGTATTGAGATCGATCGGCCGCGCCACGCCGGTCTTGATGTCGATGCTCGGGCCGATGCAGATCAGATCGAGGCCGCAGGGGTTCCCCAGATTGTTGCGCACGATGCCACGGATGCGGAGGACGGCGGAGAACGAGCCGCTCTCAGTCTCCAGGAAGATCTTGGAGCCGATCTTGTCCACCGTGGTGTTGAGAGGGTTGCGCGCAACCCTTGCAGCGACGTTGGCCCAGGCGACCGGGTTCATCACGTCGGCAAACGTCCACTCTTTCGGAGCGGTGGCCGTGAGAATTTCAGTCTCCCCGTAACCCAGGGGCTGCAAGCTGCTGGGGGAGAACTGCTTCGGCTGAACCTTGCGCAATAGTTCCACGGCGGGTTTCACCGAGGGCGCAACAGTTTCAGCAGTCTTGGAAGACTTCGCGGACTTGGTAGCCACGGCAGCATCAGACATATTGGTTTCCTTGAGGTTGATATGAAAAAGGTGGGGCCGGCTTCGTGCCGGCCCCACCCCAGTTGAGATCACGACGTATCGCCGATAAGCACGCCGAGACCGACGGTGACCTGAGTCGCGCCGGTATCCTGCGCCTTCACGACGGTGAGGCCGTACTGCCGACGACCGCTCGTGTCGTTGGCGTTGTACGCGCCGGTATCGCCCTCGGTGAGGAACACGCGGTCACCCTTGCGCATGCCGCAGTCGTAGCCGGTGGTGAAGAAGCCCTCCACCTCCTGCACGTCGGCAATCAGCACGCCCGTATCCCAGTAGTTGAAGGTACGCGGGCTGGCGATCGACTGGAACACGAGGGAGAGTCTGTCCTTATTGAACGTAGCCATGGTTCACCCTCCCTTAGATGCCAGACGCATCATGCAGGAACTGCACGATACCGTTCTGCTGCAGCAACCGCGCGCCGGTGAACGACGAAGCGCGAGCATACGAATAGTCCTGCTCGTCGTCGTAGCCGATGGCGGTGTTGAGCCCCTCGCCGTTGTCGAAGGCACTTCCGATCGCATCGCGATGGTAGAAGTAGCACTTCTCCGAAGCGGTCCCGACGCCGGTCAGGTTAGGATGTTCAATCCAATTGAACCCAGCCCAACGCATGGTCCGACGGTTAGGACCCGTGAGGTACTTCATATCGACGTAGTCGATCTTGGTAGCCTCAGGGAGCTGCATGATGTAGCCCATCACCGCGGGGGTAACGACGGCCCACATCTTGTCGATCTCAGAGGTTGGGACCTCGTTCTCACCCAGCGTTACTCTTGCCTTCGCAACCACGGCCAGAGAGAACGTGGTGGCACCTCCCAGGGCGTTAGTCGCCGTGTCGAGCTGAGCGATGATGTCAGCGTCAAGCCGGCGGTTCAGGACCTTCTTCGTCGTCTCCTGCATGAGACGGCGCTGATCGCCCTGAGACTGGAAGATGTTGAACCTAGTCTTGCGGACCAGGTCGTGCCACTCAACGAGCGTCGCGGTGGTCTGGGTCATATCGTCGGCGCGAGCCGGGATAAGACCGTTGATGCCGCGGGTCACAGCGGTAGCACCGCCGGAACCTGCGACGAGGAACGTGGCCTGGTTGCCCTTGATCACGGACTCAGTGACCGTGGTCTGGCGGAGCCAGGACATGCCTTCCTCAAAGGCCGCAACGAGCTCGTTGCGGTATTGAATCTGTGGTGCAGATTCAGCCATGTTGGCATCTCCTATTGAGATTGGGGATGCCGGTCGTTCAGGTTCTCCTTTTCCGATCGGTCACGGGTTGGCCTGCTACGGGAGCAAGCGCCGCTTCCGCATCCAAAGGCGCATCACGAACGGTGGGGTGCGGACGGATGTCCGCGGTTAGGTGGCCGTCTCTCCGGCGCCGGATTGCTCCGGGTTGGCCGGGTCTGACGACCGGGCATCAAGCCCGTTGCCGGGCCTGAATCTTCTCGCGTGCCGCCAGCAGCTCGCCGTAGCGGTTCGCGTAGTCTCTGTCGTACCGACGACGGTCGGTACGCATGATGCCTTCGATCTCTTTGATCTCGTCGTCGATGCCCTTGCCACCGCGACTGGCGCCATCCTCGACAACCGTTGCTGCCGGGTTGATTTCACGCGCAAGGTTAGAAAAGAGCCGCACCATATTCGGGTCGTCGCCAATCACCTTGCCATCAGAGGTGCGGCCTCCCATCAAGCGCGCATAATCTGACTTTGGGTTCTTGGGATCAGCTCCGCCAGAAGCCGTAGCAAACAGGCTTCCAATGACGTTGGTGTGGCGTCTGAACGCCGCCCCCCATTCCTCCTTCAGCGCCGCCTCGGACTCGCGGCGGAAGGCCTCGTCGGCCTCGTCGATCTCCGCAGCCAACTGCTCCTGGCGCTGGTAGTACCAGTTGACAGTTGCGTTGACGGCCGCCGGCGGAGCGCCTGCCTTGTGCAGAGCCTCGGTGAAGCTGGTGAGCATCGGCTTGTCGGCTTCGCCGATCACAGCGCCGCTCTCAAGCTTGATGTGCTCCATGTAGCCTTCGGGCTTCTCGGGCACGCCGAGGGCGGCATGGAAGGCCTTGACCTCCTCGGGCTTGGCGTCCTTCGCCGGAACCTTGACGAGTCCGCCACCGGTGAACCTGCCTTCAAGCTCACGATACATGCCGTAGACGCCGGCAGGATCGGTGATGCGCTGAAGGCGGGCGAGCTCCTTCTTGTATGCCTTCTTGTCGCCGGCGGAGGCGTGCTCGGCCCACTTCTCGCGCCAGTCGGCGGGCCAGTCGGTCTTAGCCGGCTTGGCCTCTTCCCCCTTGGCCTTGTCGTCAGTCTCGCTGTCGGCACCGGTGGCTATGGTCTTGCCAGCGGCGGGCTTGCCTTCTGCCGGCTTGCCCTCGGGTGATGCCACGGGCGGGGCTTGCGCTGCGGCTTTACCTTCGGTGGCTTCCGCACCCTCGGTATCAACCTCGGCCTCGGCATTCAGGTCGTCTGCTTCATCAGCGATCATAGGGTCCTCTTGTTGACGGGCAACAAAAAAGGCGGTCTGAAACCGCCTTGCGTGGTATGATCCGGGGAAAGCGGATTACTCGCTCGGGAACATCTCCGGCTTCAGCTCCATGAGCTTCTTGATCTCTTTCGCCACAGAGCGCCGGCCATCGATCAAAGCGGCGACGCGGCCATGCGGGTCGTTACCTGCGGCCAAGCTCGCCATGGTTCCGTTCTCATGATCTTGGCACGCATAGAATATGATCCAATCGAGTGCCCTCTTCACGTCATGGGGCGTAGGAACCGGTGGCTCATCGCCTGGAGGCCACGGTTGCACGGCGCCTCTCGCGTAGCGCTCCAGCGTTTGAATGGCTCGGATATCGGCCTTCGTGTAAGGTGGTGAGTGCCAGATTTCGGGTCGCTTTGCCATTCTACCTCACGGGGGCCAGTCCAGCCGGGCGACGACGCGGCGCTGCCGCAGGCGCCGGCATAGCCTCAGGCGGCTGCATCATCGCACTAGCCCCCTGCGCCAGCGCACCGAGGCCCTTGCCGCTCTGCTCTGCAAGCTGGCCCGCTGTCCCGATGTCCTGCACCGTCTGCTGCGCCATCGCCTCTTCTTCCATCTGTGCCCGGCGCTCGCCCACTGCTTCCTTCGGCTTGAACCACTTCGCCTTGAAGCCCAAGGCACGGGCGGCATCGCGTGTCGCTGTCGGCCAGTCGACGATCTCAGCAAGGGACGGATCGACCTCCATGGCCGGAGCGAAGATGCGGTCACGCACGTCGAGGAAGATCTCCGCTTCGTTCTGCTCTGCCAGGTCGTCGAGCGGAGACCGGAACTTGAACTTGATGTCCTTGTCCGCCAGCGACTCCGGCATCTGGTCACGCGGGAAGGCGTTGTTCTCCATCATCAGCTGGAACACGCCGTCGCAGAGCGGGTAGTTGTACTCCTGCTGAATGGGCTTGGAGATCGGCGCCGCGGCTCGGATGTGCTCCTGCACACGGCGGCGCACCTCGGTGGCGGTCATCGCCCGCGTCGTCTCGGGAAGCTGGATCTTGTCCAGCATGAAGCCCTGGCGGATGTCCTCCTTCAGCGCCTCGACGATCTCCCTGCCGATGGGATAGCCGCTCTTGTCGCGGGTGATGGGGCGGAGCACGTCGGCAAGCTTGCCGTCGTACTCGATGTCGGAGGTGGTAACGCCACCCGGATACATGGCGATGTCGCCGCGGATGGCATCCATGAAGGCCAGCATCGGCGGGTTGACGTGCATCTCGCCGGCCTCCCTCAACGTGCGCATCACGACCTGGATGGTACGCCCGTCGGGGAGAAGCACATCCGTCGCCATTGACACGCCGAAAACAGAGCCACTGACGCGCTGCCAGCGCGGGACGACGTAGGGGAAATGGCTTAGACCGACCTCCTCCAGAACCGTTTCTGACTCAACCTCGATGTAGAGCGAGACGAATGGAAATCGCTTGCCACCCTTGGTCTTGTATTCGTAGAGCCGCGACGGCATCACCACATGCAGGCAATCGAATTCCTTGTGTGGGTCTTTGTTGGGGCCGTCGCTGCAGGCCTTCTTAACGTTCTCGGATATCGTCTTTGGGAAGGTATCCATCAGCTGCCGTGCTGTGGGCTTCCATTTGCGGTAGAGGCAATCGATCTTCCTTGCAGAGTTCTCCGCCCAAACGCAGTCGCGCAAATGGTGGTTCAGGAAGAGGAGGGCGTCGCCAGTCTGATTGAGACCAAACCACAATACGCCGTTGCCGAAAGTGACGAGGTCGTTATCGACTTGGTTCGTTGCTGTCACGAGCTGAGCAATAGGGTCGCTCATCGCCCGCCACTGGGTCGTGGTCAAGTGCTCAAGGTAAGCCCGCTCATTGTCAGCCTCGTCGAGTTCCTCGTCGTCAACGTGAATGGAGAAGAACTTGTCGGGACGGAGGAACTCAGCCATCATGTTTGACAGTTCACGCCTAGCGATGACCGGGTACGACGAGAACAGGTGGTCGGAGTACTCGTCCCCGTCATCGCGCGTAGTCGTAAAGGTTGCGCTCTTGGGATAGAAGTTGAGGGCTAGCTCCTGCCAGAGCGAGTCCACCGTCCTCTTGTCGCTGAATAGCTTGCTGCCGAGCCTGATGACAGAGCGTGCCCTGGAGTCCATCTCTTACGCTCCGAGCTTCTGACCACTGGAGCCGGTTGTCTCCCGCGTCTGGTCGGTCATGATGGTGGAGAGGCGGCCGGATCGGCGAAGGGCGTTCTCGCGCGCACGCAAGCCGGCGGCCCGGACCTCGGGGTCCATCTCTGTCGGCATGCGCACGGGTTTCGGCGCCGGCGGAAGCTTCGGGCCGCTGAACAAAGAAGCCATGTCAGTCACTTCCTTCGTGGCTGGTAGTGGGTCTTGGCCTTCGCGTAGGCCATGAGAACCTTGGGCGGGGAGCGGCGGATAGCTGCTCGCTTGACGGCATGATCCCCAGGCGCCAAGCACATGACGACAGCCTCACCTCTGTCCGGCGAGCGCCCGATGCGCTTCTTGATGTCTTCCTTGGACTCGATCTGAATGCCGTTCGGCTTGAGCATCCAGCGGAAGGAGGCGAGGTCGGCCTTCAACTCAGGGTCAGGCGGCAGCGCGACGACCGAGCCGCCTTCCTGACCTGGGTCGAGAGCCTCGCGGAACTTCCAGATCGTCTCGGCGCGCTTGTTGACGAAGCGCAGCTTACCGTCGCGCGTCGTACCGCTGGACGGATCGAGCCCCATGTAGGTGACGACGGCAATGCCGTTGTCCTTGAGGGCAATCGCAGCGTCGCCGCCCCATCCACCCCCCATATCCACGACCACGGGGCAGTTGTCGCGTCGCAGCTTCACCACCGCTGCGGCTGTCAGGCGGCCGTCCTTGTCTTCCTCACGAGCCACATCGAGCGGAGGAAACCAACCACCGTATCTGGCGGCGATGACGCGCTTGTCGCCGCCGCCTGGTGCCACGTCCACCGCCATGGATGTCATGGCGTAGCCATCTGGAGCACGAGTGGTCCAACGCTGTTGCGCAGCGTCAATCCACGCGGTCGGGATGCACTGCCAGTCGTCGTCTCTGAGGCCCACAGTGAAGTCGCCACCGCGGTAAACGCGCCGCAACTCTTCCGGCAAGCTTTCGAGACGATCGCCGTAGTTCGTGTCGGCTAGGTCTGGATTGTCCTCCAGCCTGGAGCGGATGAAGGTGCGCGACGACGCTCGCACCATCTTGCCGCGCACTTCATGAGGACCGGGGCCGTTGAATTCTACATCCTGATCATCGACCCTGATGTACCAGCGCAACTCCCCGTCCTTGGCCGGGTTTGGGTGTTTCGGATCCAGCCAGGCTGCCCAGCGTCGCGTGATCCAGAGGCCCTCAGCCGTCGTTGGGCCGTTGGTTGCACCCACGACCCTGCAACGCTGCTTCGGATCGACAGAGCGGTTCCAGGTGTTGATGAAGACGTACTGGCTTTCGAGGAAGTCGGCGAGCTCGTCATAGCCGATGAAGTCCCGCGCCTTGCCTTTGTATCTCTGCTTGTCCCGCTCCAGTTCGCAGCCGCGGAACTCGATCATCTGACCGTCTGGTCCGCGCCAAGTTGCCGGATTGCGCGTAAAGCCGCTGTCATCATCTAGGATTTCAAGGAGACGATCGCCGAGTTCTGTGGCATCCTGATTTATGCGACGCAGGATGCGGGAGCGCTTGTGCTCGTTGTGTGCAAGACCTATCAGCAGATCCGACTTGCCGCCCCCAGCCTCGCCGCCGAACAGCAGCTCGTCCGCCTCGCAGTAGTAAGCCTTGGTTTGCGGGCCAGGGTTCGGCAGCCACTTGGGTTGTGCCAACTCTCTGGCGGCCTGCGCCCTGAGCTTAGAGATATCCTCGGGTGGCAGATGGCTTATGACACGGGCAAGAAGATCGTCGAGAACATTGCCGGACGACATTAGTGCGGCTCAGCGTGACCGTTCGCCATAGCGCCGCGGTGCAGCTTCAGCGCTAGCCAACGGGCGAAGTCGCGGTCGGACATCTCGCGGGTTTCGATCGGGCCGCCGTCCTTGCCGGCAACCTCGTGCTTGTCGATGAACATGCCGAGATGCTTACCGAGCTTCTCCAAGGCATTCAGCTTGTCGTGAAGCTTGACGCGGATAGTGCCGCCCTTCTCGGTGACCGTCTGGCTCACCTCGGCGACGACAGAGCGCTGCTCAGGAGTGAGATCGGATTTGCTCTTGACGGTTACGCCGTCCGGTCCCCAGTCGAAGAAATCACCGGCATCGGCGAAGGCGATCTTGACGTACTCGCCTACGATGCGATCGACGGTGATCTCGTGGCGCTTTTGATGAGCGGCCTGGAGATCGGCGATCCTTAGGACAACCTTAGGATGTTTGAGCGTCTTGCTCGCCTGAACCGCGAGTGCGTTATCGCTGAAGTTCTTGGCGCTGTACGCACGCCTATAGGCCTCACTTGCGTTGCCGGTCTCGATGTAGGCTTTGGCGAACGCCTCCTGCTTAATGGTGAGCTTCGTCATATCAGTAACTCTGCGTCTCACCGCCTGCGATGGTCGGCGCAGCAGGCCTGTCCTTCTTGCGCGGGAGGATCGACTGTATGGCTCCCATGGCGAGCGGGGGCATCCTGCTGTCCCCGTCATCACGGCGCTTGAAGGCCATGGGGATGAGGCCGCCCATGCCACCAGACATTGACTGAGCCAAGCCGGCCATTGTGGAGTTCCTTAGGTAGAAGGTTGTCTGTGATCGGTGGTTGTGATAGCCACGGCACGTGGCTGCGGCACGGATGGACGTGCAGGTAGGCTAAGGGCTCGTGAGGGACTGCGGCTCTACTGAGACCCCGAAGGCCAAGGGGAGCCGGTTTCGAGTCCGGCACACTGACCATTACTCAGGATGAATGCGATGGACCTCGGAAACCCTGTCACGCTTATTCTGATCATCGTGTGCGCGATCGGCGGTGCGTTCGCGCTCAGCCGATTGGAGACGTACCTTGGCGGATCAAGGTGGATCGATAGGACGGCCGGGTTCCTTGGCCTCGTGATCTTTACCGCGCTCGTGCTACTTGCTGGCGTTTACGCAGGAGTCGATCAGTGACCATCTCCCGCCTGCCCACTAGCAACTGGTACAAGATGCTTCCGCGATGGCAGCAGGTGGCGTTCGATACCTTCCTCATTGCGATGATCGCATGCGCCGTGGCTCTGGCGGTCGCAACGCTCATCTCGCTGACTTAGGACGGGCTACGATGGAACTCTCCCGCCGCTTCCTCATCACCGGCCTAGTTTAATGACCCCGCCTCGCAATGCCTTTTCCATGTAGATATAACATGAAGGCAGAGAGTATTTCGTCTCTCTCGTCTTGCGATTTGTCCCACCACTCTTCTAACCACTGCTCCCAATCGCCTTTGTGTATTCCCCTGTCTGGGCCTGGCGGTCCGAATGTCCGGACCGCCTTTTGGTGGATTGCGAGAGCCACCAGGACCTCCCCCATAATCTCTTCTAAGGGGGCCCACCCTCTTGTCATCTCTTCAAGAACGTCTTTGGCGTTTGTCACAGGTGTGACCAATCCTGACGCAACCGCTCCAAGTCCTCTCCCGCCATCCCCTGGTCTATGAACCACTGCTCACTCCACGGGGGGGCCCACACGTGCCTCTCGTGCCTGACCACCGGCACCTCCTTGATCTCCAGTGCCAGAGCGCAGGCGACGCGGTGAGCTCCACCTAGAAGCTCACCGTTGGGGTCTACCGGGATGCGCCACTCTGGGATGTCGACGAAGCCTCTGTGGGCCATGGAGGCACAGATGGCGGCGGCAGTCTCGATGTAGTGGTCCGTTCCGCTCTTGCCGTCCATACCGAGGTTGAGCTTGGCGTTGGAGGCCTTACGCGCTTCAAGATGCCACCGGTAGACGCGGACGGCGTCGGGATCATTGCCGGCCAACAGATGCCGGAACAGGCGCCATTTCACCGCTAAGTCGAAACGGCGTGCGGTCACCAATGATGATGGCCGCACCCGCATCACTTCTTGTAGGCAGAGCTGCGTTGCCATGTCGGCAGAAGCGCCTTGAAGTCTGCCGCCTCATCAACAGCAGGAACCCAACCGAAGCTCTTCACCCTATCGGTCGCACCGCGCCTGAGCAGAAGTGTGCTGCCGGTGGGGCGATGAAGGGCGAACATCGGAGTACGCCCAGGAGGAACAGAGACGCCGAACCCGCCCATGGGGTATGTTCTGATTGCGAGCCCTTCAGGCAAACTCCAGAGGCGACCATCAGGTCCGTGGATGGCGATCTCGTCCAAGTCCCACTGCCTGAACGGCATGAGCGAGGACGCGCGCACAATCGCAGGTGATGCAATCAGACTTGCAGCACTGATGAGAAAGCGGCGGCGTCCTAATTCAAGCATTGCGCACCTTCACTGCCACCACGGGGGCGGAGATAGAATTTCGGTGCGGCAATCTATGCTTGTTCGCGCGGGCTCACAAGGCGGACGGTTGGCAAACGCGAGGAGCTGGGCTCTGGCGTCTTCAATTGGCTGGGTTGTATCGATCTCGATGACCGGAACACCTCGCTCATTCAGGACTTTCTTGGCAATTTCAATGGCAGGCATCATCAAGCCCACCATCCTTGACCTGTCCTCGAACCTGGTCTCGCGCACCAGCCGGCGGGCTGCGTTGCGCTCCTCAACGATGTGCTGCGGGCACTTGGTGAAGGCCACACCGATAGACACCGGCATCAGCTCGAAGTAGTGGCGGAGCTCGTTGAGGTCCTTGCCCATGTCGTTCAGGCGCCAGCCGAAGCCTAGGCCGCGCTGGACGAGGCCGGTCTGGATGTAGGGGCTTTGGCCTTCCATCCGGGCTACGGTGGCCATCTTGCGCACCGAGCGGTTGACCATGCGCAGGGCGGCGCCGAATGTGGCGTGCGGCTTGATGAGGTGGAAGAGGCGCGTGCACTCGTTGCAGAAGTCGAGCCAAGAGGCCGGGGGTAGGCGGTTCTCAATGGTGATGGCGTGCGGGCCGTAGAGCGGGTCGCAGAGTGTTGACTTGCCACTCCCCGGCGGGCCGGCGCAGTCCAGCCAAGCGGTCACGCTGCCACCACCGTTCCGCCGAGCCCGCCGATCCCCTGCGTGTCATCGGCCCATGTGATGGTCTTCATATCGCCGTCGATGCCGCGGTGGTCGTAGAGGGTGTCTCTTACGTCCTTGGGCATGATGCGGTCGCCGTTGTTGCGGCGGGCGTAGCCTTCGTGATCCACGTAGAAGTTGTGGGGGTTGGGCTTTGACTTGCGGGAAGGGAGGGTGGAGACGTTTGAGGCCGGCGGCGCGGCGCCGCGCCGCCGCGGAGCGTCGGCTGCCGTCAGGCGGGCCGCAGCATCGCCACCGTACAACGTGCCGAACGCCAGCGCCATGAGGTTAAGCCAGGCGATCTGCTTCTCGACAGGCCACTCTGTGTCACTGGGCGGCAGCTTCTTGATCAGCGCCTCAATGAGGGGATCGGCGGATTTCGGACGGGCCATCAGGCTGCCTCCGGACGCAATTCTACGATCCGGTAGTCCTCGTGATACCCGGCCTGATCTCGTGCGACCGTCCAACCCTGGAGCGCGCTGGCTATCAGGGCGTGGCTCACAGCGAACGGGTGGTTGCGAACCCGAGCCGTGAACACGATCCGCTGCCTCGCCAGTCGTTGCATCTCCTGCAACATGCGGACGATGCCCTCGGGGCCGTGCTGCTGGATGATCCAGCGGGTGATGCGGCAGTTTACGGTTGCATCCACACACTTGCCTGGGAACTTGGACGCGAGCAGGTCACCATGGAACAGCGCCCAGCGCGCGAGCGGCCCCTTCTCCGTGGCGATGGCCTCAGTGGGGTTATTCACCTTCCTGCCGGCGAGAGCCAGCATGTCGGCGGAGATGTCAACGCCACGGACGACGAAGCCCTTGCGGTCGTAGAAGTCGAAGAAGCGGCCAGTGCCGCAGGGGGCGTCGATGACCCAGGAACCGCTGGGCATGTCGTCGAGGAAGCCCTCAATGATCTTCTGCTCGGCGATCCACTTGGGGGACTGCTCGCGCTTGGCGTCGTAGCCAGTGGCGACTTGGCCGGTGTACTTCAAGGCGCCACCCTGCTGGGGAGCCGGCTGCTGCGGCTGCGACCCGGCGGGGGGGAGGTATTCCATGAGGGGGTTGGGCATGCGTCAGCGCTCGTTTTGGATGATCTCATAGACCTGCCGGTCCGTTATGTGGAACTGCCCGGCGATCACAGTCTTTGGAATCTTGGTAGCATGCAACCGCATGATCTCGCGATTTCGGGCTTCACGCGCCAATGCCTCTGCACTGCAACCCGTCTCTGATAATGCGTTTTCGAGCGACCACCCGTGTTCCACGAGGCGTTGCCGTACTTTGTGATATGAGACCGTTGTTCCAGACAACTCCCCCGCCTTCTTGAGCGGCATCTGCTGTCCACCATATTCCACGACGCGACAACTGCGACGGTTCAGTGCCTGCTCCTTAGCGGTAGCCCACCTGCAATTACCGGGCTCGTAATTGCCGTCATTGTTGACGCGGTCGATGGTGAGCTTGTCAGGACACTCGCCCATGTCCTCTAGGAAGTTCTCGAACTTCTTCCAGCGCTCGCATACGGTGATGCCGCGGCCGCCATAAGCTGCATACTCAGCCACTCGGTCATTTGAGCACCGCTGGCACATGGCTTCCCATGCACGATAAGCCCGTGATCGCCCCTTTCGGATCGATGACTGCCCGTGCGTCGTGAACCTCTTCGATGTACTCTCTTTCTGATAGCAGCCACAGCTGCTGATTTGGCCCTTGCGCAAGTTCTGGCTCAGAGCGGTCGTCTCTTGACCGCAATCGCAGCGACATAGATAGCGCATCTTCTGTTGGCCGGATGGGAATATATGGAGGCCTACTTCTGATATCACTATGAGCCGGCCGAACCGGTGACCGATGATGGGGATCGTAACGCCTCTCATTTGTAAAACCTGGATACCCACGGGTGGTCTATCTGAACCTGCGGCTGGCTCGGCTCACGCGCACCAGGGAAGCTGACGATGCAGGCGTTCTCGGGAAGCTCAGAGCCGACGCCCTTGCTACCCAATCTGCCTGCACCATAGATACCCCAGTTCGCGTCGAAATGCGCCTCGTTCCATTCGAGGCGCTCGGATATCCACGCTTGCTCTTTGCCGCCAAACCTCCAGTTGAACCAGCGGTCGGTTTGGCCTGGGATGAAATCGTCCCACAACTCCTGGCGGACGCCGGCTGAGAACAGCTGCACGCTCGACTGGTAGAAGGCGCGGCCCGGCAATCCGAAGTTGGGATTTCTCCAAAACACCGCCGGCTCCGTCCTAGCGGCGATGTGGTCGAGGCTTCCCGTGATGACCACGTCGAGGTCGAGGCTAAGGATGCGCTCCCCAAGATTGGCTCGCGCCCATTCCCCGTTGTGTTGCATCAGCCTTATGCAGACCGTGCCGGGGACGTGCCTGCGCCAGTCGAGGGGGACACAGTCGATGCCGTCGATCTTGTCGTCAGTGACGCACACGAAGCGATGAGGCAGGCTCAGATGGCGCGCCACCATCGATTTCAGAATGTGAACGTGCTCGTGACGAAACGTGTAGCCGCGGCGCTGGCTGTCGCGGGCTGGATCAGACCAGAAGTAGGTGCAGACGACCAATTCCATGGAGCTACTCAAGGCCTAGTTCCTGGCTCACTGCAGTAAGCTCGTCCAACGCCCTTGCGCGATCAGTTACGACGCCAAAAGCTTCCAGCTCCATCTCCGTCCACTTGACCGCGGTGAACGGCCCCACGACATAGAGCCCCTTGTCGGTCTGCGGTATGCACCAGTAGCAGTCGTGGGCCGGCACATATCCAGCACGCCAGTTCGCCTTGTTGGCTATGAGCTTGGCGTAGAAGTCCTCGCCCATCTCTCTGATGTAGAGGGAGAGGCGGGACTCCGCGAGGTCGCGGAGCTTGGAGTGGAAGGCTTCGGTTTTAGCGACCACTTCTTAGTTCCAGACTTTGGATGCGCTGCTCAAGCCGCCTAATGCGGCTAGTCAGATAGCCTATGACGAAAAATGCCATGGCCAGGAAACCATAGATGGCGACTGCATCCCACTTGGTCATGCGGCCTCGCGTTTCTCAACGAGGCCGATTATATCAACTACCTGCTGCGCTGCCACTGTGGCACAGCCTAGTTTCCCACTGAATATCCGGATGATGTTGTCGCCGATCAACTCGACTAAGGTTGGACGCCCATCGTCCGCATCTCGACCGGGAAGCACGGCGCGAACCGTCCACATAGACCCCACGAATTCAGCATCCCTGAGACCCGGAATGAATTTCACCCCAGCCTCGATGAAATCCTGGACCCTTGTGTGCGCAGGGTTAACCACCAGCCCGCAATTCAGGTAGCCCCTCAGTTGCCGAGGAATCGCTGGCCGGAGCCCGACGTTTGCATGGTGGATGGCATGCTTCACATGCCCCATGACATGCAGGTCGGTATTCCCGTAAGGGTCTAGGCAGCAGAACTCCCCGTCCATGACGACGATGCCGATGCCGCGGAACTTGGAAGGCATCCGCAGCAAGGGCTTCTCGACCACCTCGAACTGAAACGGCTCCACTCTTGCACCGAGGTCGAAAGCAACCGCGTTGGTGGAAGCGTAGGCGGCGACAACGATTGCATCGAACTTTGAACGCAAGGATCGTGTTGCCGACTTCAGGTGGACCGTTACACCGGACTCTTGCAGGCGCTGCGCAACGATTGCACGCAAGCGTTGGAGGTCGAGCCGCGCCTCGTCCACCGAGAGCACCACGTTGACAGCATCCGCGTTGATCATCGTCGGGCTGGCGTCCACGAAGGACAACCCGTGACGCATGCAGAAGGCGACATACTCCAGGCCTGAAACCTTGCTGCCTTCCTTGGCGATGGCGTAGTAGTGGCGGCCACCGTCGATGATGGCGTCACCGTACTCAGCACGGAAAGAGGTGAGAGCGGCCTGGCATTCAGCGACGGTGGCCGCGCTCCTTGGGTAGTGGAATCCCTCATGGGTTCTGGCCTGGTTCACTGCCGATGCCGCGCCCATGACCTCATTGGGCTCGTAGAGGTGAACATCATGGCCAGCGCGAGCGAGATGGACGGCGGCGGTGCATCCAAAGAGGCCGCCCCCAGCAACACAGACCCGCATCACCACTTCCACTGCGGCATGTCGAACAGGCAACTCTCACGGTTGGCGACCACCTTGATGCCGCGCTTCATCGCCTCATGGATGAAATACTGGATGCCGGGGCGCTGGTAGACGTACTCATTCTCAGCAGCCTGCATGATGCCCCACAGGCCGATCATTGGAATGCCATCAGTCTCTGCGTCCACGATCGACTTCGCGAACATATAGGCGATGCTGCTGGTGAACTGGCACGGATCGAAGATGCCGTCATGGTTCGGGATCTCGGCGATCCTTTCGCCAACAATGGCCCCATCTGGTCCCTGGACCTTCACCTTCTGGAGCGTGGACGTGCCCCTGAGTTCCTTCTCGGGATAGAGCCGACCGCCCTTGAAGGACTTAAGCGCCTTCTGGTCTCGCAGCCACACGAACGGCTGCTCACTCAGATACTTGAGGTATGGGAAGGGCCGGCTCGGGTCCTCCAAGGGAAGGTGGACTTCGAAGACCTCGTCAACGCGCGGCAGCGCCGTCGCGTACTTGCTCATTCCGTATGGCGTATTATCCGGAGAGCACGCCAGAATCTTCCAGCTCGCGTCTCCGTAGGGAGCAGCATCCTTAGTCGTCGGATTGCTGCCGACAATGGCCAAGCCACGAACGGCTGTCTTGGGTGCGGCCGGGAGGACATCCCCACCGGCCGCCTTGGTCTCTATGAGATCATCAAGCATCAGAGGCCCGTATCCCTCGGAGCTGACACGTTGACCCAGTCGATATCGAGAAGGCTGGCGCCCCCAGTGTCGTACCCATAGATGCACGGAGTAAGCGCGGTGGAACTATTGCAAGGATCGCTGATGATCCCCTTAGGAACGCCGTCCACGTAGAACGTGACCGTTCCGCCCGTGTCGGAGCTGCTGCGGTGCAGCTCGGCTTCCAGGGTCACATAGGTGTTGTCGGTGGGGGTCACAGTCGTCAACTGCACCGATTGCAGTGTGTCGCCATCGACGGCAAAGCCGTGCCATCCCGTGGAGCCGCCGAGGTTCCAGCCGATGCCAAAGGCATTGGTCGCGGCTGCGCCGTCAGCGCTGCCTCCAGTGTCGAATACCGGCATCTCGGCCGAAGTCGTATCGGTGAAGCCGACGAAGACGCCGTGCTCGCCGCCCGTGTAGATGGACTTCTTGATGCGCGCGCCAAAGCGCAGTCGGCCGGAATGGGCGCCAGGACCCTGGTTGGGTTTCCAGGACAGCTGAGGACCGACCATGCCGAATGTGGTACCCGCGACAGTTGTCGTGGTCGTGCTCTGCGACGGTGTGAACCTGAACACACCATTCGTGCCGGCGGTAATGAGACCCGTCGTACCAGTATCACCTTTGCGGGTGATGAAATACTGACCGGCGGTTCCGGTGTCGCCGAGCAGATCGGCGCCGACACTTGCATAGAAGTCATCGAAGATGGCGGTGGTGTCAGGAGCGCCAGGCATGACGACTGCGGGCTTGCCATCACCGCCTGCGACGAAGCCGTACGGAGCCAGGACCTGGTCGTCATTGGTGAGGCCTAGCGCCCGTCGATGGATGCCCTTGAGCATGGACTTAGACATTGCGGGGATTCCCTTGCTTAGTGCTTAGTGCTGTGGGAGGTTGCGGGTACGCATACTCACGGCTCACAGGAGCCGGATTCAGTTGCCTAGTGCTTGGTTCTGGACGTCGTGCGGTCGGCCGGCAGTGGCAGAACGCCGTCGAGGGCGCAGCGTCCGGTGCGCAGCAGGGAGCGCTCGGGCTGGCCACGGCCGTGCTGAGCGCCGCCGATGTGGAGGCGGTCGTTGACGATCTCCAGCATGGTCATGCGGGCCTTGTCCGTGCTAGCTGAATGTTGAGACACCGGGGGAAGAACTACGATGCGAGATCTGCCCAGGCTATCCGACGAGCAACGCTCCGACCTCGCCAATGCTCTTCGGCGCACTTACTTCACGGCGTTCGGGCTCACGTACCTCGGATCGCCAGCGTTCGCTGGCGACCTCGCCGACCACGTGGACGGTCGGTACCGACACTTCGCGGGAGACGTGGTGCCGTGGCTGCAGCGTCACCTCGCGGGCCTTGCCACCCATTCCGTCGCGGAGGTCGGCTCCGGCACCGGATCGTCCACGGCGGCGCTCGCGCCGCACGTGCGCGAGATCAGCACGTTCGAGATCGAAGAGAACTCAATCGCAGCCGCCAAGGCGCGCGCCGAGATCCTCGGCTACCGCAACGTCACGCATTGCCGCAGCCTGTTTACTGCCGACGAGGCGATGCGGATTGGCGTCGTCGATGGGGTGATGCTGGCTGCAGTTCTTGAGCACTGCACGTTCGATGAGTGCATCGGCCTGCTCCGCGCCTCATGGGAAGCGCTCAAGCCGGGTGGATGGCTATGTGTGGTTGATACGCCGAACCGCCTCTGTCCGGTCGACTACCACACCTCGTTCCTGCCGTTCTACTCCATGCTGCCGATCGAGGTCCGCATCGCCTACGCTTGCCGCTCGCCGCGCCCCGAGTTCGGGCAGACGTTCCCCGGTGAGGATGACGCGATGCGCATGACCCGCTGGGGGTGCGGCATCTCCTACCACGAGTTCGAACTCGGCATTGGCCCTGACGTGCACAGCATGGTCATCGCCGATGGTTGGGAGCGCGAGATAGAGGCCGCGATCGGCATCCTTCCCGAGGACGCCGCGGCCGAAGGGCAGATCAAGGCGTTCGCACCGAATGTAAACCGCGCCTTCGCCAGACGGACGTTTTACTTTGTACTGCGGAAGCCACTCACGCCGCCTCGTACATGAAGTTGACGAACACCGTCTCGCCGTCTGCGATTGGCGTGTTGTTGTCGTAGTCGAGGCAGCCACCCAGCGTCGTGCTCATCGCAAAGGCGTGCTGCATGTTGCCGGCATTGAACGACCTGCCCACGCCGTAGGCCACATTCGACCCAGCTTGCGCCGTCACGGGAAGCGTAAACTGCAGGATGCCGGCGCCGGTGCCGGCGGTGGTGATGGTGATGGTCACCGTGCCCATGATCATCTTGCCGATCTGCAGAAAGCGGCCTGCTCCACTGGCCGACGTGAGAGTTCCAGTCTGGGCGCTAATCGTTGGCGTGAACGCGCTCCAGGCTGCAGCGGCGATGCCTCCATATGGCAGGCCTGTGCAATTGGTGAGCGTACCGCTGGATGGCGTTCCAAGAGCCGGCGTCGTCAGCGTCGGCGAGGTTAACGTCTTGTTGGTCAGCGTCTGGCCGCCACCTACCGTCACCACCGATGTGGCGTCGGCCCCCGCATTGGTGACGCGCAGATCGCCAGTGCCGACCGTCAGAATGCCGGAGGTGTGCGTGGCAACCCAGTTGCCGTTGGCAAAGTTGAACGTGCCGCCGGTCGCCAGGTGCAGGTCCGCCCAGCCAAGAGCCGTCGTGCCGAGCGCACTGCCGTCGTTGGTGACAGGGGACCACGCGCTGTCAGTCAGGACGACGCGAGCCGTACCGGCGGTGCGGAACCGTACCGGCTGGGCTGCCGTCACCGTCCCGATCTCCAGCACAGCTGCGGTCGTCTGGAAGAAGTGGGTGCCTCCGAATGATCCTAACTTGGTGATGCTGCCAGACTGCCCCTGTAGCCCCAGGAGATCGGTATCCGATGCGGTGTTGGCGACATGCAGCTTCGCCTGCGTCAGATCGGTGGAGCCTATTGCGACGGCACCACCACGGGCGTAGATGCCAGCTGACGCCATGACGCTGTTGGTGCCGGCGAAGTCGAGGCAGCCCGCATTGGCGATCGACGTCGGCGAGGTAACGGCGCCGTTGGCGTTGACATTGACTAGACTTACAGGGCCGTTCACGTTCGCATCGGTTACGATGCCATGCTGCTGTGACGGTATCCCCTGCACGTCAATGGTTAGGATCTGAGCCGTAGCACCAGACAGAGCCGGCGATGGCGCAGGGAAGATCACCATCGCCGTATTCGAATTGACCTTCTGAACGTGATAGTAGGCGCCGCCTGCCTTGATCCAGGCCGCGCCCCTGATCTCGGTCGTGAAGGCCGTGCCGGAGCCGGTGACGGTGTTGCCTGAGGTTGAGATCGTTCCTGTCAGGCTGGTCAGGTTGCCGGTCTCCGAGAACGTCACGGAGCCAGTGGTCTCGACTGTAGCCTCGTCGAGATTCAGCGCGACAACCCGCGCCGTAACGTCGCCTGAGCCGGTAGCGTTTACGAGCAACAGGTACTGACCGACTGCAACCTGATCCGGGTCGATCAGCGCAATGTTGAAGCGGCTGGAAACAGTCGAGCCAGGGTTGAACGATGCCCCGTCTGTTTTGGTGAAAGTCTGCGTATCGCCCGCATATATGTTGCTGATCGATACGCGATCTATGCCGCCCCCAGACGCATCCTCTATCATAGCGACACCGGCCCGGAATGTCGCACCGAGCGAGGTGTCCCAGCCGTTGTCCGAGTAGACGCCGCCGTTGACCTGGACCTGCGTTCCGGCCTCTATGATGAACCCGTCGAAGCCGTTGAATCGCGCCTGGCAATTATTGAGGATGACGTTCTCGACGCGAGGCCGCGGCTGGCCAGGGAACCAGGCGGAATTGGTCTGGAACTCGCGCGTCTGGAACCCGTAAAAGCGGTTGGCGTTGGCAATGACGTTGTCGAACTGAATGTTCGGGCTGGCGGTCAAGGCGCCGATCTCGCAGGCGACAACGGAGCCGTTGGATACCAGCACCTGCTTGGAGGGCGCGTTCGCCCGCGTGTCGAACTCGACGGCGTCGCCGTCGTTCTGGAACACGCCAGCAGAGATTAATCCAAGGCCGTAACCGTCGCTCGACGCGTGCGTCTTGAAGTCGCCGTTTATCGTGAACCCATCGAGCGTGCAATCAAGGGCGGTCGAGAACTCAATCCCCCAGAACACGTTCTGGAAGTGGAAGTCGGAGAACGAGGTGTTCTCTGCATTCGAGATTTGCGCGCCGTAGTTGCGCGTCTCGCTGCCGTCGTAGCCATCGAGGAACAGGCCGCTGATCTTGCAGTGGAACACACGCTCTATAGCGAAGGCGATCGGCCATGGATCAGTGCCCAACGCATCCGGCGTATACCCATCCACCCTAATATTGTCTATCGTGCAGCGTTCGAGCTGGCGGAATTCGAACGCATGCTGGTACATCGCCGTACCGTTGTTCGAGATGCTTTCGGCAAAGATGTCGCGGCACGTAGAGTTGTTCGTGAACTGGAATAGTACCGCCTTGCCACTGCTGGTGATGTGCAGGTCGCTGACATGATGGCCATCTCCGCTGGCCACCCACACCGCCCAGTTCACATGATTGCGGAACTTGACATCGCGCACCGTGATGCTGTCGGCAGTCTCAATGTAGATGCCGGGCCATTGGAAGTTGACGTTCGTGTAGGACGCGGCAAGCGAACTGCGGTTTCCATCAACGATGCCGCCTTCGAATGTTGAGCCTTCCGACCCAGTCGTGAACGAGAGCAGCTTGGAATGTGCGCCGTCGGTTGCTGTGCGTCTCTTAATCACCGCCTCCGGGTGCATGATGATATGCACCGGGGTGGAGATCGTGATCGGGTCAATGAGATAGGTTCCCTCCGGCACGAACACGATGCCACCGGCATTGAAGGCGGTGGACAGAGCGGAGGTATCGTTAGTAACGCCGTCTCCAGCCGCGCCACCCAACGTGTTGGCCTGTAGAAACGGCAGATCACTGAGTTGCAGCTTGCGCGAATTACTCCCGACGACGCCGTAGATATAGTCGGAGAGGCTCGGCGTGCTGGATGTGAGGTTTGATAGCGTCTTGTCGGCCATCAGAACGTCACTCTCTTGGTGATGATCGTTGCATCTGTCAGCGACACTTCATCGCCTTCGAGCAGCAGGTGTCCGTCTTCATCGCCCTCAAGCAGGAGCGCATCGGCGCCTCCGGTCTGCATGTCGCCTTCGAGCAGTAGAAATGAGATTCCAGATATGCCTGTCGTCTCAGCGATACGCTTGGTTTGTCCGCCAGCTGGCGTTCCCTGCACGCGCGCGGTCTGTCCACCGGATGCTGCACCTGATACCCGCTTGGTGGTGGTCGTGGCCACGTCAGCTCTTGATCCAGATGTAAAGTCTTCCACCGGTGAGCACGACGCCGGTATCGGCTGGCGCCACCCTGATCTTCAGGCGATCGCCAGCGAGAACCACGGGCACATAGCCCGTATCCGAAGCGTTCCCCGCGCCAGTAACGAAGCTCACGGCCTGCCGCGTTGCGCGCACGAACTGCGTGGCTAAGTTTGCCGCCGCTGCGTCATAGATCAGCCAGCCCACCCCCGTATCGAGCGTGTCAGGCAGCACGGAGACCTGGAGCGTGGCAACCTGGCCGGTGTCGGTGGAATGCCACCAGCGCAGCTGCTGGATTTCGCCCATCATATGCGGGCCAGTATCCTGGAAGGTGACACCTCCAGAGACGTTCACGTCGAAACGCTGACGGGTGATCATGTCATTTCTTCTTGGGCTTGGGCTTCGGGGTTGACTTCACAGCCTTCACAGGCTTCTTACTGGCGTAGTGGGTGACGGGTGCGGATTCAGCCATTGATCTCTTTCCTACTGTCTCGCGATCTTTTCAATGTGCGACGCAGGGTGCAGGCGCAGGAGCGCACAGGACCCGTCGTCACGCTGGACGCCGAACTGTCGGGCTTGCTCGCGGTCTTCCACGGGGTCGCCAGATTCATCGAACATGGCGATCACGGTGACGATCTCACCGGAGGCGAGCTCAATTAGGAAGGGTGCCAGTCTGGTCTTTCTTTCGGGTCAGCGTAGGTGCCGTTGAGCGGGGTGGGTTGGTGAACTGATGGGGAATCCCCATTGCTTTCACCATTGCGCCGGAACAGATGCTGGTTGCCTTCCGCCCGCGCCTCGTAGTGCAGGCTCTCGAAGTCCGGCCGCTCAGTCATGACATCCCAGAAGGCTGGATCGGACCAGAGGATGCGGTTACTTGGGAACGCGCCGATGTGGCCGTTCTCAAGTCGGCAGAGGTGCAAGGTCTTGGACTGCGAGCTATCCTCGGAGAGCCCTGAACCTATGAACGCGATCGACCGGATGTACTGACCTTTTACCCGATCGGGTAAGATCTCGACCGCGCCGAGTTTCAGGAAGTCGAACTCATCAACCGAGAACTGGTCAGATTGGCAATCCCAGGGCTGTAGGTAGGTCATGTCGTCCGGCATCGGACAAGGCTTGTCCACCAGGGCCTGGATCGGCACGTGCCAGAGGGCACCGCCGAGCGGGTCGAGGCAACTCACATAGAACCAGAGGCTGTTCCCCGGCTTGCAGGTGACGGCATGAGCGATGACTTGGACGAACTCGCCCTGGTAGCGCCGGCAGTCGGTCATGAACTCGCGCCTTAGGAGGCAGCGGAAGTACGGCTTGATGCTGCCGAAGATGTAGGACATTGTCCCTTTTCTGACAGTCAGTAACGATATTGTTACTTCCCGCGATCACTTTGTGACTTGATCCGACGTAGAACCGCCTTGCAGCGGCAGCCAGCCGTGCTATTATGTCCAATACGGACGGTCTCTCAGACCATCCGCCTCCCCCAAAAATCTGACACGAAGCGCGAAGGGCACCAGCCCGACACGGTACGCGCGGAGCCGCAAGGCCTGTGATCGAGGTGAGAAGGGGGAGACCGGCGGAAACGGAACGACATCCGCCGGATGTTGCCGGAGGAGCGAGAGCCAACTCGCTCAACTCCGGCTAGCTCTAACGCAACTTGGAGATGCGTTATGGCCTACTTCTTCTACCTCTTTCGCCGTCTCGTTGCAATCGCCCTTGGGCTGGCACTGACCGGTTACTCGGCTTGGTGCAGCTGGACGCATCAGGGAGACCTGATCGGCCCGCTTGCAGCGATCTCGGCAGCCGCGCTGCTCGCGTTCTGCGAGTATGCGTGGCGCGACCGTCGCTACGTTCACTTCGGGCTGCTTGGGCTGCTCGGACTGGCGGCGGCAGCAATCTCCGGCTCGATCGTGCTTGAGCGGGTTTCCCACACGCAGGAAGCCAGTTCGCAAAAGGCGCGGTCGGCCAATCTGCCTCGGACCGAAGCCCAAAAGGCTCTCACTGAGGCGTCAGCCGAGCTCAAGGCGGCGCAAGCCGAGACGAGCAAAGCATGCAGCTCCGGGCGTGGCCCTGTGTGTAAGGGTCTGGAGCAGCGGGAGGACGCGGCGCGGAAGCGCGTCGAAGATGCCCGCTCCAAGCTGGTTGGACTTGGTGCAGAAACCGCCGTAGACCCAGCGGCTGGCGTCCTGGGTGCACACGCTGAAACGCTCCGACTGGCTACGCTGCTAGGCCTGCCTCTCTGGCTTGAATTGGCAGCTCCCGCCGTCCTCGCTTACGGATTCGCGCCGGCTCCCCGCAAGGTGGAGACGCCGAGGAAGAAGAGAAGGCGGCGTAAGGTGAAGCGGACCAAACCCGCACCGCCATCTAAGGCGAAGCGCCCGCACGGCGCCCAGTTGAGGGTGGTGTCTTCTCGCTAACCCAAGCCCCGCTTCGGCGGGGCTTTTTTATTTGTGCCGCCGCTTGATCGTAGGCTCTCGGCAGAGCCGCCTGATCGTCTCCATCAGGCTTGTATACACTCCACCATTTCGCAGAAGATGGAGGCGAAATTCAGCAACCGACTGGAAGTGGTCACGCCACAGTTTCGGAGGCTGCTCTTGCCTTCCTTTCTCAAGATCTTCGAGCTGTTGCTGCACATACCGATTGCGGAGTACGTATGCTGCATCGGCAGTGCGTAAGATCTCTGGAATTGATATCCGCTTAGGGATGATGCTCACAGCACCGAAACCGTTCCTGGGCTGACACTGCCTTATTGCAACCTAAGTGCGACCACAATTAATGCCACGTTCTACTTGTTCTGCTTGGTCATCCGCCAGTCTGCCGCAATGTTTGCACGACCCAACCGCCGACGATGACGATCGCTGCAATCATTGCAAGCACCCGGTCAAACCAGCGCGGCCGTTTCGGACAGCTCGCGGCCACATGCTTGTCTGAGAGACAAAGTGTGCAGAGCATCGTCATTGCTCCTGGGGCTTTCCGCGTTCCTCCATTGGCCGTACCGCCTCTTTGCTCGTGATCGAGACTGGGTGTGTGCGGTCGTGGGCGATTGGGAGGAAAGCGAGAAGGGGAGCGGGGAGCCTAGCCTTTCGGCACCAGGACAGCACGTCTAGCTTAGCCATCCTGGCATTGGCCCCCGCATAACCCCAAGCAGAGGCCTTACGGCGGGTCCGCTGGGGAAAAGAGGCCGACCCCAACGAGGGGGCCGGGGACCTACGGCATGCCGTAGGCGGGGATAGGCTGAGCGGGCCGTGACCCGCTCAGTTGCTGCGGAAGACGGAACTGCCGCAGCGGGGAGGATTGCTCAAGGACCTAGGCAAAGCGCTCATTGAGCCAAGCCTTGAGGGGTAGGTAGGGTGAACGACCTCGCGGCGCCGCGCAGATCACCCACCGTAGTCTGGCGCACGTCTACGCCAGAATTCCAATATACCTCTATTGAAGCCGCGAGAAAATCTCGAAAGCCTTGGCGTCCACCGCCTTGACCCAGCGCTCGTATGCTTTGCGATCGTCGGGGACGCGGACCAGATCCGGGAGGAGCTCGCAAAGGGCGAGCCTCAGAGCCTGCTCCTGGCGCTGTTCGTCGGCCAGGATGATCTGATCTTCAAGCTCTTCGTGCATGAAAAGAAGGGCCGTGCCCTACCTCTTTTGCGGCTGCAGAGAACGGCCCGGAATTGAAGGAGGGTGCCCCGAAATGCAAAGCGCCGCCAGCGAGTTGCTGAGCGGCGCGGACAAATCGGGATCGTGGGAAAAACATATACCCAGTTCGCGCGGCATAGTCAACGCCAGAAGTCAAGTGCAATTGCGTTTGTCTCCGCGACAAAACGCCTCAGTCGTCGCCGAGCCTGAAGAACAATCGCAGGCGCCGCGCAACTTGCACAATCTCCTGCGTGCCGGCAGCAGACGCCGCGCTTGTTTCCGACCGATACGTGCTCAGGAACGCCCCGATCTTGTTCATGCTCCAGGCTTGATCGTCCCCCAGCAGGACGGGCTCCAGCGCCTGCCTGGCAGCTTCATCGCAAACCCACCGGCCGGATCGATCCTTTACACCGAAGGCGGCCATACGGGCTGCGTCGAAAATCCTTCTTGCCTGCAGCCGCTCGTCCGATGTGATGGACTTGCCCCAACTGGGCGCGGATCCGCCGCCATCGCCGTAGCGACCGACGCCAATGCTTGGCCCATCAGCCACGAAAGAGACCACCGCATAATACTGGATCGCGGTGCGCATGTTCGGCGTGATTCGGGGCGGCTCGGGATCCTTGCCCTTCCGCTCCTTCGACTTCGCGAGTTCCTCGATGCGAGGAACGATGGCGTGCGGCGATGCGAGGTGTGCCGCCATGCGAGACAACTCAACGCTGATCTTGCGGATCCGCTCTGGCGTCGGCGGCATCGCCGGATCCCCACGCCAGTTGAAGGGCTGGTCGGCGCCGCCGAGTTCGCGCTTGACGATCTTGTTGAGTGTGACTTCCCCTGCATCTCTCGTCATTCAGTCGAACCTCGCGATAGCCAAGTTTCGGCACGCGCACATCAAGCCATCCTGCCCAATATTTCAAGCAGCCGATGCGACCAATTTCTACCACTCCATATCGCATAAATAGTTGAAGTCGCCACCCCATACAGCCTTGCATAAGTCCGAGCTGGAAGCAGTTTCCTACGTATCTCCGCAACTGCCACTTCTGAGAGAAGTGCTCGACCGTTCCTCTCACGTGGCGATGCGCAGAGATGTGCTCGCCCCTTCGCTTGGTGGTCGCGTCTATTGTCGAGGTTTGTGCCGAGGAACAGGTGATCAGGGTTCACGCAAGTCGGCGTGTCGCACTTGTGGAGGACGTGCAAACCACCCGCATCCCCGCGATACAGCTGCCAACTTACGCGATGTGCTTGCCGCGATACCCTTCTACCTATGCTGATGCGCCCGTATCCTTGGCGATCTCCATAGAGAAGCCAAAGCCAACACCCAGTATTCGGTTCAGGAGAAACCGCTTTCTCGAACCGCTGCCTAACTGTCTTAGAGAAAAACATCATTCCGCAGCTTCCCTCACCGCCTGGATCCCAAGGGCTTCTGAGATGTTGACGACCTGGATCTCGCCGCCCGAGTAAATGTCGATCTTGCACGCGATCTCAACGGCATGCCGCGCTGTCGCGTCGGCGACGAGAAGGCCGTAGATGTGCTGACCACCGGTCCCGAAGGCTTGGGGCAGCAGGAACTCCGTCGGGTAGGGCAATTGGGAGGCGATATAGACCTGCCGATGCGCCTCGATGACGATAAGCGTCCAGCTTGGCTGCTCACCGCCTGGCGGCACGTTCTTCGGGTCTGCCCCACCCTCATACCACTCGATCAGCGCCTGCCTCATGGCCGGCGTGCCGGCCATGGTGAAGATGCGGGCGGGCCGGTCCCCGATCGCCTCGCGCACCACGATCTTCTTGAAGTTGGTGCGGTGCCGGATATCACCGATGCAGGAGAGCCCGTCCGCTGCAATGGTGCCGAACTTGTCTATCGCGATCGTCGTCATGCCCCCACCTCTTTCGCCAGCGTATCCAGCAGCATTCCGAGCGCTCCTTCTGGGTTTCCTTCTGCCGTTCTTGGCAGCGCAGTCCTGATTGCTTCGACTGGCGCTCCGTATTGGAGTGCGAAGGACAGGACGATGGCTGCCTCTTGAGCCTGGATACTCACGTCGGTTCCCGCGCGGCCGGAGGTGAGGAAGACCTCGGCTAGGCGATCATCCGGGAACCTGCTGATCGACGCCGTGTAGGGGATGGAGTTGGTGCCGGAACGGGCGTAGGTCCTGAACTCCATCGTCTCGGAGCCGCGGCGGTTTTGGAGTCTGGTTCTGTTGCTCATTCTGCCTTCCCGGGTGTCTTGTTGCGGGCCATCAGTCGGCCTTTCTGAGGCCGGTCCCAGCCAATGCCAGCTCGATGCCCTGAGCCATCTGCTGCGTCTTGTGCCAGAGCATCAGCGCGACGGCGTCGGAGAGCGCGTTATGCGGATGCTCAGGCTTGGGCTCACCATCTGGTGTGTTGATGAGTTTCATCGTGCATGGGACCATGAAGCTGGACGAATAGTCCGGCCCGCACATCAGGTGCATGAGGTGCTCAAAGTCGGCGGGCCAATCCGCCCAGATGGTACAATCTGGCCGGGCGCTGATGTACTCGTTGAGAGAAAACCGCAGCACGTTATGGTCGCCCTGGATCGTCGGCTTCATGGCGTAGAGCTTCGGCGCCACATGCTCAGCGACCCACTCGTTGCCGCAATAGGCATCGAATATGCCGTACCACTGAGAGCCGTCGTCTCCGACCAGAGCAAGTGAGACGAGGTTGCCACCGTGGCCATCGAACTCCGAGTCGAGATAGAGATTCATGGGTCAATCCTCCTCCTTGTTGAGCGCTCGCGCCTCGACACGACAGGGCCGGGCTGTAATGTGACACCTGACGTGCCCAACCCCGATGAAGTCCTGGATCTTGCTACCCACCGTGTCCGGAACTCCGGCTTGGGCGCAGGCGATGGTGGCGTCCTTGGCGTTGTCGATGCCGAGGTAGCGGTCGCCGAAGTGGAAGGCGACCTCGGCCTGCCAGGCGAGTAGAGCTCTACCCTTGGCGCTCTCCTCGGTTTGGGCCGCGCCTCCGGTGGCGGAGATCAGGCGATGGCACGTCGGGTCGCTGGGGACCACGTAGCGATGGTGGCGCGCATGGTGCTTCCGCCAGCGCCAGCGATCGCAGCCCTCAGCACGATATCTTCCGCCGCAGAAGTAGTGCTTGTAATACAAGTCGTTTTTGTACCACTTGTAGGTGAATGGCTCCGGCTCCGAGGCTCCGGCCCGCAACGGCCACAACGCCCACGCCACCGCCACCACAAGGAAGGTGGCGAAAGTCCATCGGAACATTCTATCCTGCGTCATGGCGCACCTTCGGTTTTGACGCGCACTCTGGTTATTCCGCAGCCTCTGTGATGGCGGCGAATAGATCAGCTGGTTTCGATTGCGTCTCGACTGATTTCAGATTGGCGACCGCCTGTCGAAAGTAGCTCGCTTTGAGTTCCGCACCGATCGCCTTTCGGCCCATCTCCACTGCGCAATAAGGCTCAGACCCGATGCCCGCGAATGGGCTGTAGACCGTATCGCCTGGATTGCTCCACAGATCGATGCAACGGCGGATTACGGTGAGCTGCAGTGGCGATATATGGCGCTCATCATCTTGCTCTCTCGCCATGCTGCGCGAGAGCACGTCGGACTGATTGATGTCGAGCCAAATGGGCTCTGCGTAGCGCTGCCAAACCGCGACAGAGTACCAGTTGTCGCCAGGATAGTTCTTGGTCTGCATCCGGCCCGTCTCCGTGACCAACGGCCCGCTAGGCGCCGCCTCGCTCCCGTAGTAGGCGTCGAAGGCGCCGGCGATGGGCTCAGGGTTGTCGCCCGGCTTGCGCATCGTCACGATGTAGTCTGCGACCGCCATGCGGGAGAGCGCCGAGTCCTTGCAAACCTGCTTGTGCAAGAGGCCGATGGACTTGGAACGCTGCATCGCGGCAACCGGGTCTTTCCTGATGCAGACCTCGCTGTGGTATATCCAGCCCGCGGCCTGGAACGCGCGGATGATCTCGCCGCGGAAGTCCCGCAACCCAATGAACCCGTCGCGTGTTTTGGACGTGGGCAGCTGCATGCAGTGCGTCGAGCACAGCCGGCCCGGCATTGTCGCTCGGAACAGTTCCCGGATCAGGAATCCGTAGTGCTCCCAGAACGTCCCACTGTTCGTGCAATTCGACATATCGCGCGGATGGTCCGAGAACGTGTAGAGGCTCTCGAACGGGGGCGAGTAGACCGTGTAATGGAGCTTCCCATCGGGGAGCCCGCGCGTCACGTCCACACAATCCCCGTTGTAGAGAACGAAGTTCTTCCCGATGGCTTGGTCTACGATTTTAACGGAATGATATTCCACGGCGCACCTCGCTCATACGATTGATCCTGCCGTCTGCTGTCATGTGGCAACGACGGCATAGGAACTTGATATTTTCCGGGTTGTTGTTTGCGGTATCGCCGTCGACGTGATGTCGTTCCGGTCTCTTAGACGAACCACAGGACCCACACGGCTTCTTATCCGGGAACCATCTCAACGCTCGCGAACGCCCGCTGCGCTCACTCACATCATCGCCTTTCCATTTATGGTGGCGATCCCGCGACTTGGCTTCGCCGATCTTTCTCAAGTGCTCCGGCGATTTTGGGCCGCGACCAAATGTTGAAAGCCTGCACTCCTGAGAGCAATATTGCGGTCCACGACGAGACGGCCGAACGTACCGTTCAAACGACCGGCCGCAGCACACACAGCTTCCGCTCCAATTTGGCGTGGCTTCGTGCTTCACAACCATGCTGGCAACTCCATGCTGCGTTTCGGCTCATAGGTGGAAGTCGAGACACGCCCACCGCGAACTTCAACGCGGCACAGATCGATCATGTGGGCTGCCATGGCTTCGGCCATGGCCTCGTACTTGCGCTCTTTGTCCTGGAGGTTCTTGACCACCGCGCCCTCGATTTCCGAGGCGACCATGTAGACGTTGACCTCGCGGGCCTGCCCGAAGCGCCAGCAGCGGCGGACGGCTTGGAACACCCCCTCAAAGGAGTCGTTCAGCCCGCAGAACACCATTCTGTTGGCGACCTGCCAATTGAGACCGCGACCAAAAATCGAAACCTTTGTGATCATGATAGGAACGTCCGTCGTGCGCCATTCGCGCTCCTTGCGTATCTTGTCTTCGTGGCTGTCTGCGCCACGGATCGACACGCAACGCCCTTTAAATGCTTCCTCAAGAGCATCTTGCTCAGCGTTGAGGGTGCACCATATGACCCACTTCTCACGCATCCGCGTTCTCTCTTTCCTTGATGCGCCGAACAATGTCAGCCTTATCAAGATAAAGCGCAGCTTGCCGCAAGCGAGCAGCATCATCCTTGAAAGATCCAAGGGCTTGGTTGCATCTTAGGCACAGAATGCCGCGCACGGTATTTGTGGAGTGGCAATGGTCGATGACCGGGAAGACATTCGGGTCAGACATGTCATCGTAACCGCATATTGCGCACTTGCCGCCCTGCTTGGTGAAGATTGCGTCGAACTCTTGCGTGCTAAGACCGTAGACGCGAGCTATTCTACGCCATCTCAACCTACTTCTTATTATGTCTCGATTTTTCTTTCTCCACTCAGCATCTGTTGCTTTGCGACGATCATCGGTCGGATAACGCGAGCGTCTCCGTGAGACAATGTCGTCTCTGTTTTGCCTATAGTATTCCCGCATGTACGGCGCTTTATCTATGGCCATCAATTATCCCTTTCACCGCTTCGACGCGTTCTTTTATTGTATCACGCCTTGCGCCTAATCGTTCAGAAAGCGTAGAAGCTTCCGTGGGGAAAAGCATTCCATTAACGTGCGTGTTCTCCACTTGGACCGTGACCTGGTGCATGGTGAGCGGCGGCAGATCGTATCCGGAATCTTCGTACCCAAGTTCGCGCGGATGCCGGATCATGACGGCCCATGACGCAACCCAGCGCCAGAAGTCATCTTGGGCGTGGCCTTTGAGGCGCCATTCCTCCCCGTTCACATCAGCCCGCACGGCGCCGTCATGGACGAAGAACATCGCCAGCATTTCCTTGGCCGACATGACGCCAAGGAACTCGGCATGCTGGCCAAGTTCGGTCCAGTCGTTCGGCGCTGGCGTGGCGGAGCCGCACAGCAGATACGGAGTAGACCGGCAAGCCTCAGTCAGATCGCGCCGAGTCTTGCTGTCCTGGTCCTTGATGATGCCGCTTTCATCAAGGATGATGCCGGCGAACTTGGAGATATCGAACTTGTCGCGGCGGTCGTAGTTCGTGACGACGATAGGCGTCTTGGCGGCGCTCTGATCGGCCGCGTAGGCGACGCCCTTGATGCCGAACTTGGCGGCCTCATTGACGGTCTGCTCCGCGACCGCGAGCGGGGTGAACAGAAGGACTTGAGCCTTGGTGCGCCTGACGACCTGCTGCCCCCAGGCGAGTTCCATAATGGTCTTACCGAGCCCCGTGCCGGCAAAGATCGCGGCGCGCCCGCGGCGACAAGCCCAAGTCGTGATGTCTCGCTGGAACGGCTTCAACGCCGCCGGCAGCCTACCCGGATCAAAGCCGGACGGCGGCACTGCTACGACCTTGCGGGCAAGGAAGCCCTCATACTCGGTGTCAAGCATTACGCCGCCTCCCCCATCTTCCCAGCCTCAGATGCAGCACGGGCGGAGGCCGCTTTGGCCATTTTCTGGCGCTTTAGGGTCCTCGCGGCCTTGATCGCGGCCGCCCGGCGGATCTGCGCCTTTGTTTTGATTGTAGGAAACTTGACCCACGGGAAACGTTGTATGAGCACCGACAGCTTCTGGCTCATGATACGCTCTCCGGCCCCAAATTCGGCTCTGGGAGCCTTTCGGCATTAGCGGCATCGGAGATGGCGGCGGAGGAGAGAACGGGCGCCACGGGCGAAATTTGGGGGGTTCCTGCGCGATCTAAGACGGCAGCCGACTGCTTGCACCCGGCGCTGGCTAAATCGACCACACAAGCTTCCACCCTGCTCAGGGTCTCGCCGATGCTGCGCCCGTGGGCGAATAGGCCCTTGATGTCCGTGGACTCCGCCATAAAGAGGCCGCACGCATGGCGCGTCACCTTCACGGTGAGCACGCGCTCCCAGCCTGCTGGCTCCTGTTCCTTCGCTTCGCTCATCAGTGCAACCCCACGCTCATCTTGACCTGCTCAGGCATGGCCTCGTGGATGAAGTTCAACCAGCGCTCGGCGTCTTCGGCTCTCCGCCGCTGCCGGCGAGCTTCTGCGAGAGCGGCATCCAGCCGTTGCTGGAGGTTCGCCACCATCGCGTCTCTCGGAGTTCTGAGCTTCGTCATGCCGCCACCAGCCTCTCTAACGAACGCTCGACTCTGTGCCGCGCGTGGGGCGAGGTCGGCTCGACCAGAATTTCCTCGGCAGCTTCCCGCAACTCGTCCCAGCGCCACGCCCATCCATTCGGTAATTCTCGATGGCGGTATCGGTAGCGCGGGCGCTTCCGAGGTGGTGCAAGCCGCGCAACGCGGTAGCCCTTGGCGTGCAGCCGCCGGAGTCTCGCTGCCATGGCCCAGCGGATCAGACTCACAAGCGAGCGCCGCATCCACCCCAGGATCGCCAAGATCACGCTGGCGGCGAAGTTGATGGCGAGCACGAGCAGCGTGATCTTGAGCCAGAGCCCGAAGAACGTCTCCCCATCGATGAGCAGGAAATGTTCGCCGACGTGGATCATCTCCCCAGCACCTCCGCCCGGAGTTTCTCGCGCTTGGCGAGCATGGAGGAGCCGAGACCCTGGAGCGCCTCGGCGAACGCCATCGGCTTGACGACCCCGTCAGCGTCGATCACTTCCCCGCGCAAGGTGGAGCGGTAGTCCTCGTCGAACTCGCGGGCGCTGCGCTTGCACTGGTCGATCTCGCGGCCGGTCGGCATCCGCCGGTTCTTCCGACAAAAGTTCCAGAGAGCCATGACCCAACAGGGATCGTCCTGGGCTGCCTGCCTACCCATGGCGGAGTGGACGAGTTCATGGGCGAGTTTCTGGCGCTCCTTGGACCAGTCGTCGCTGGCGTCCTCGCGGAGAGCTGGCAGGACTTGCTGGCGCTCATCCGCCGCGACCCAGCGCTTGGCCTCTGCACAGAAAGCGGCGCATTCGCCCGGAGTAGGGGTGCTCCTGTCCTTGCTCGACGTGCTCTTGCGACTGCGCACCAGTTCTGTAAACGCGCGGTCAAGCACAGCCGGCGAGTAGCCGTCCAGCTCGCGGGTCATGATGGCCGACCAGGTTATCTCCTGGTCCTTGTCCCATTCCCGAAACGGCGGGTAGAGCTGAAGGCAGGTGTCCACGAAATCCGAGACTGAGTTGATGATCTTACTGCTCATGAGTGCCCGCTCCACTTCTGCTTTTCGGCCCTGAGCTTTGCCTGAGCCTCTTCGACGTAGCCGCGGATGCGCTCCCGCCGGGTTGGTTGGGCGTCTTTGGCTGGCGCCGCAGCGCTCTTAGGCTCGGCCTTCATGCGCTGGGCGATCTTCGCCCAAGCCTGCAGAGGCTTGGCAACAAGGCCGCCGGTCACCAGATCGGTTTTCAGTTTGTGGTAACTCTGCGCGGTCACGTCCTGACCGAACGTTCGCACCGTACTCGCCAGCCACTGCCGAGCGTTGGCCTTCGTGGCGGGAGGTTCCAGCCACTGCTGGATGTCGCCAATCATCAACTCAGCTGAGCCATTCAAGCCAGCCAGCTCGCCAGCAGGCTCATCGTTGGTTTCTGGGCGCAGACTGCTAGCTAGCCTTCTAGCTAGCTCTTCAGAAGTAATTATCTCCGAAGGAGATTCCTTATTCCCGTGCGAAGTTATATCCACGCGCGCAGGCGTATGCGCGGGCGCGTCTTGCGCAAGTTCGTCCGTAATTTCTACGGCAGCCACAGCCGTAATTTGCTCCTCTGATCCGTAGTCCTTACTGGCTTCGTCCGTAACTTTTACGGCTGGCGCCTCCGTAATTGTTACGTTCTGTTCTTTGCGGAACTTGTTCGGATTGCGCTGGAGCAGATCAGTAAAAGTTACGGGCGTCTCCTTGAAGGCAGGAGATACCTCTATCGTCGTCACGCGACCAATTGTGATCCGCTTGACGATCACCCACCCCTGCTCGGACAGGTAGCGCTTCCATTTGTTGTAGGTCTTATCGGCGACGCCCTTGGTGTCCATGCCGACGAGCACCGCCAGTTCCTCGTTGGAGGTGGCTTTGAAGGCGACGGCATAGATCGCCAGCGCGCGGGCCTGGTACGGCACGGCGCTCTCCGACATGCGGTAGAGCCATTCGGCTAGGGAGATGCGGAGTTCGTTGCTCTTGGTCATTTCGCACCACCCCATTCCTCTGGAGTGCGTGCGTACTTACTCCAATTGCATCGCCCACAAGCTGGCGTCAGGTTCTCAACGTCATCGGTGCCACCTTGAGCATGGGGGATGACGTGGTCGATCTGGTAGCCGTTCCAAGCCGTACGGTCGAATGGGTTCAGCTGCTCGTTGCAGTAGGTGCAGAATCCGTTCGTCTTCTTCCAGACCTCCCAAGCGAACTGATCTGTTACCCTCCCCCGTTGTCCTACTGCTGGCTGCTCCAATCCCAGGAGCGCAGCCATGCCAGAGCACTTCTCTTTCGCCTTGATGTCCCTGCTCTTGACGATGTCCAAAATCGCCGCCAGCTTTGCTTCGTCACCCTGTGGATTGTGCGGGGATATCTTGACTTCTGTGCGGCTTTCATATACCACGGCATCACCTTTGTATGGGTCGGACTTCGCAGGTCTACTCATCACCACGCTCAGGCTGGCACCCCGAGCGACACTCTCCAGAAGGCTCCTACCGGCAAGTGGGAGCCTTCAATCATTTCAGGCCTCTCGATCCTCCCTATCCTCCCTCCTGGACCAGGCGAGCGCGTAGGCGCAGACGGCGACAATCCCGCAGCAGATGAGGTTGACGAGGCCCCACTTGAGATACTCCGGCCATAGGTCGAAGCCGGTGATGTCCCTGTAGGTGATGATGGCGACGGCGCCGTAGGTGGCGAGAAGGATGCCGCCTAGGAAGGCGATGTCCTTGAGGTGGCGGAGGGTCATGACGTGCCCCTGTGCGTGTCTACTGTGATGCAGGTCTCAGCACGCTCACGGAGCCACTGGGCGGTGGCGCGCGGGGAGCCTCTGCGATCATCCCGGCCATTGGCGAAGCCGTGCCGGTAGCTGTAGCTGCGGTTGGCGGACGGCTCCGGCGCGTCACGGTCGTACCCGTCCATGAACCCCTGCATCATCTCGTCTTCGGCCTCCTTGCGGGTCATGACCTTCCCCTGATTTTGGCGACCAAGCTTCGGAGCCAGAATGCAAGCCGATCAAGATAGGGATCGAGGGGACGGGGCTTGAGGTAGTGGGTCATGCGGCCTGCTCCTGCGCTGGAGAGGCTTCCTCGGATGGCGTCGGATCCAGAAGGTCGGCTGCGCGCTCGAACTCCGCAGCCCTGTCTAAGTAGCCTGCTGCGTCGCTTCTGGCCTCAGCTACGCGCTGCCCCCACATCTCAGCGTCCCTATCCCTATCAACGGCCGCGCTGCGGAATGCGGCTGCTCTCTCCCTCAGATGCTTCGACGCTTGGTTCATTGTCTTTCCCTTTCGCTTCAGGCGTCAGTGGAGCGGAGATGGACGAAGGCGGGTGCTGCAAAGCCCTAAACACCGCCCTCTAGTGCCCATCTCCGCACCGCTGAAGCCTCAATTCGGCTTGACTTGATATTCTTCGGTCGAGCCGTCTGGATTGACTTTGAGGTGACGACACTTCGGGCAACCGGCCTCTGCGGCTTGGACGGCTGCATCGCCTTCCAGGTCGCATTCTGGCGGCCCAGCACAGACGATTACTTCCGGTCTCTCGTTGTTCATTGGCGCTATCCCCGGCAGTGCCGGCTCAACTCCGTAGAGTTGAACCGGCTACCGTCCTTTGTGGTGAACACGGTGCTTACTCACACGCTACCTACGGACCCCATTCTCATTCAGCCGGCACACTGGCGCGTCCGCACTCATCCAGACTAGGACCCGGCCAGCACCCATTGAGTGCGCCGGCAGATCAGACCAGAGCGTGAAGGCCTCCATTCCTCCGCGGCGTGTAAGTGAGGGAGTTGGCGCGACCCTTGCGGTCGGCCTTCACCTTCCCCCTTCCCTTGAGCCTCTGGATGTCGCGAGAAACCTTGGCCTCTGAAACGCGCAGGGCGTCAGCGATGACCCTTTGGCTGGTCACGCTCGGGTTGGTTGCAAGGAACTCCTCGACGGAGGCGTACTTGGGTTGCAGGGTCAATGGAACGGTAGGCCTCGGGGCGGGCGCCGGTACTCGCGGCGGATCGCTACTCACTTTGTGCAAAGGTTCCGGGGCTGCCTGCAACTGTGGGGGAGCCGCGATCTTTGCAGGGAGATCGACAACGTTTTCACCCCTCGGTGCAATCGTTGCAGGCTGCGATTTGTCTTTGCCGCCAGAGCCTTCCGGAGAGCCTGCAAGCTTCCGCCCGTTCGGGGCCGTCGGTTCCGGGTTCCATGAAAGCAAGAAGCCTGCACCGGGGAAGCCTATCATTTTCAGGAAGATGATCAGGATTGCAAAGTAGGCCGAGCGGATCTGCTGGACCGTTTCAAGGCTCACTCCCAACTTCGATGCAATGATTTCAGCTCCGGCGTCGGGGGCGACGATGACTTTCACCTCAGCATCGCGGAAGGATTTGATCGCCTCCTGCGAGCCGTAGATGAAATCCTCACGTGCCGCGCTCGTCTTTGCCTTGCCGGCAAAGGTTGCCATCTTGCCGACGCTGTCCCTTGCAAGCTTGTCGGCATCTGCGATGCGCTCATTGGTGGTGGCGCGCGTCTTGCTCGCTGAGATCGCCTCGGTTGCCTGGAAGCTGTAGACGGAGTTGGCGGACCAACCCGCGCTAGCCACTAGCGCTATCCCAAAGATGAAGGCCCAACCCCACCGGCGATTCCCAGCGCAGACGCCGGCCGCGAGCCCGCAGAACAGCAAGCCCATCACGTCGATGGAGACAGAGCCGACGCTGTTGATGATCTTGCCGGCGACAGTCACGCCTTGGTGGCCGCCCTGGAACCAATTCGTCACACCAGTCAAGATCAGGAGGGCGATGCTGCCGGCCAGCACCCCCCAGCCGCAAATCCTGAATTTCAAAGTCTGCGACATGCGCTGCACCTATGCTTGTTCTTGAACCTGTGGGGACGCAACGCACTCGACTTGGAAGGCTCACGCTGCCTCCAACTCTCTCTCGACAACTGGGGCAGGCGCGGAGACTGCTGGTGGCGTGCGCGGGCGCACGGGGGTGTACGCACGGGCGTGATGGCCGGCGCAGTAGGCCGACACCGGGATGCCCGGAAGCCCCATGCGGTCTAGGCCGCAGAATAGAGGCTCATGCGCGCCGACCGCTGCGGGGTCGCCAACTGGCCATTTGCAGTGCTTGAGATCCAGGTCGGCAAAGCTGATACGGGCCTTGTCGTCTGCCGCAGGCATGGGGAGTGGCGCCGGTTCCATCGGTGGACTGCGCACCATGTTGGGGGACGTGACGAAAACGAAGGGCTTACCCTTGCTTTTCGGCTTGGGCTGCCCCTTGGGTGGGACGCGGCGGCTGTATTTGATGCGTGACTTGGTGGCGCGGCCGGCGAGACCGAGGCGGTGGATCTTGCCAATCACGCCGTTGCGCGTCACGCCGCCCAGCCGGCCAGCGATCTGGCTGCAGCTGAAGCCGTCGGCCCAGAGGCGCTTCAGGGCGGCGGTGCGCTCGTCATTCCACCTCATGACGCGCGAGCCTCCGCGCGGCGCTCGCAGTAGGCGCGCTGCGACTGCCTCCTGCGCTCGATGAATTCCGGGTCTGCCCGGTTCCGCTCACGGTACGCCCTGACTATTCGCTTCTTGCGTTCGCGGAACTCCGGGTCGTTGCGGTAGCGCTCAACCTTGTATTTCCTATCCCGCGCGACGTCGCACGGCAGCTGCATCGGGTTGCCGCTAGGGCTTGTGTGCTGCCGCACCCGGTGAACGTAGGCGTAACTGAACCCGGTAAGCCGCACGATCTCAGCGTTGCTGAGGTGCAGGAGCTTCCGGATCTGATCTGCTTTGCTGAGTTGCGTCGCCATCACGATGCCCTAATCTGTCTCGATACTGACGCAACGCGGGGTCCGAAAGTGGGGAGAGCCTTTTGAACTCTCCCCCAAACGCAGTTAGGCGGCGCGGACTGATTAGCTGGCGAACGATATGTCCACCCTCTCGGGCAGCCCTGCAGTACCAACCAGCGGCATCAGTCCTTCTCTTGAGGTGCGACCGCCACCGAACATGGCCGCCCCATGGGAGAGGTACGCAGGGACCACGCCTTGCGGCGCCGCGATTTCGACGGGCAGCTCAGCGGAGATCAACCCGCCTATCGGCTTGGCCTAGGTTCGGAGGCATCGTTGCCGGGCCGCCCCAGCTCATCCCCCTCGGTCTAGGCTTCGTCGCCCGTCGAAATCGCGCCGACGCCAGGAAACTCAAACGCGACTTATGCTGACGTACTTGTCCACAACCGTTGTGCGCTGCCGATCAGAACCTTGACCGTCATACCCCCGTCACATTCCGCCTTGACGCTGCATCTTTACTGTGCACAGTGCTTGCGCAGAGCTTCTGCGTGCGGGACGCTCAGGGGTGGGCAACAACAAACAACGTCGGCGCACTCGACATACGCGGGTAACTCGGGATGCAACTGACACTGAGAGACTACTTACGCAGCCGCGCGCTCGGATTGACGCTTAGGGCGCGGCTTCTGGCCTTGCTTACGTAGAGTTTCGTTGGCCTTGTGCAGGTCGCTCTCCGTGACTTCACAGGCCGACATAACGAAGCTCCAGTGCCGCTCAGGAATGCCAATCTCGAACCACGAGTAGATCGACTTCTCGGCGACCGCCTGGTCTGGCCGTAGCTTCCTGCTGCGCACGAGTTCCCTCATGTGAGCATGCAGCCCCTTCGGGCCGCCTGCTCTCTGGATGATCTCGCGAACGTCGAGGGTGCTCATGCTTGTCACCATAATCTGAGATTTTCGGAATTGCAAGCCGAGAAAATTGGAAGCATGGTGTCACGGTTAGCGGCTAAAGTCCGAACCCATGAAATGGTGGGAACGACTAGGCCGCGTGGTGGAAGCACGCAAACTGTCCGTCGAGGAAATCTCGGCGCGCTCGGGCGTGCCTGTGAAGAGTGTGTACGGGTACATCAATGGTGACGTTGAGAATCCGCGTGGGGATGTCATCAAGAGACTGGCGGAAGCTATTGGTATGTCTGAGCAGGAGCTGCGCTACGGAAGTGGTCCCCAACACCTAGTCACAGCTAAACGCATCCCGTTGTTGGATATGCACAAATTGGGCAAGCTTAAGGTTGGAGAGAACCCTCTGTCACAGTGGGACGGGGTCTCTACGGCCGAAGTTCCTGTAGAGATTCCAGAGGGTTGCTTCGCCGTTCTCCTGGCTGACGAGAGCATGGAGCCAGAGTTCAAGAAGGGCTCAGTCATCATCTGCGACCCGAACGCGCCCATCATTCCAGGCAAGTACGTCGTCGTCGTCATGCCCGATAGCGAGGATGCCTTGTTCGGCCGGTTCAGGCCTGTGGGCTACAAGGATCTCCGGCGCTTTACGCTCATCCGAACCGGTGAGGACTATCCCGAGATCGAGTTCGGCGCGAAGGTGAAGGGTTTCATCATCGCCCGCGCCATCAAGCACGTCCGGGACATCTAAACCACCCTTACAACTTGTGCTGACAACCGTGGCCACAAAGCCACGGCTGACTTGCTGCGACGGGCGTTCTGAGTTTTTCGGAAGATTTTTATTGACGGTTCCCGGAAATTCGGAAATATTCAGAACAACACCGACACGGGTGTTCGGCTTCCACGCCGCTGACCGCAGGCTTCCCAGAGCGCCCTGCTCACTTGCGGCGCGGTCAGAGGGGTGAGGCGGCCCGCAGTCCCCTCCGCTAGCAGCGGCCCGTGTCGGTGCCGCCTTGGTTGAGGATGGAGAGATTGCATGCCACTCGACACCAGCTTTGAGACCTACGCGCCTCGTTTCGAGAAGTCGTCCGACCTCCTCTACTACCAGCTCAAGCTGGTCGAGTGCCGCCTCTCCGGAGATCGCCGCAACGTCCCCTGGTTCCTGCGCTGCGCCGCTAGCTACCGCGAGCGCGACGTGCACTCCGAGCCTCACGACCATGGTGATTGGCTCGATCGGTGCGGATGGTGAGCGCCATGACCGTCTCCTTCTCCAAGACATTCCCCGACTACCGCGCTGCCGCCATGTGGTGCACCGCCCACGACTTTGATGGCGCTGTGATCGCTGACGCCCCCAACGGCGGCGTGATCGTCACCCTGTACGACGCCAACGCGATTGCCGCCATTGAGGCGGAGACGCAGGCGAGAGCCAAGATGACACCGGAGGCTGCGTAAAATGTCGCTCACAGTTGAAAGCTGGATCGAGGCGCTGGAGAGCGGGAAGTATGGGCAGGCGACTGGTCATCTTCGTGATGACGACGGCTTTTGCTGCCTAGGCGTTGCTTGCGATCTTGCTGACCCGAAGGGATGGGAGCCACACGGAGAATTCAGTTTCACGCATCATGACTCAGCAAGTTTCCTGCCCGACGACGTGCGCCTTTCCGTTGGGCTGGACACCGAATGCGGCGGGTTCGATTTCGAGAGCCTTCCGCAGGAACTCAGGCGCGAGATTTGCAACTACACTCGTTATGGAGCTAGCGCGCTCTCGACGCTCAACGACCGCGGTGTTCCCTTCCCCCTCATCGCCAAGGTGATCCGCGCCCGCCCGAAGGGCTTGTTCCGGGAGGAAACCCCATGACCGTCACCACATCCTCCGAGTATTGGACCACCGACATTGATCAGGTCCGGCAGACCCTGCGAAACATCGAGAACCTAAAGCTGACTCTCCGGGTCGCGCCGCCCCGCCTCACCCATACCGACATCCTGATCCGTGAGGTCCAAGATCTGGACCGGGCGCTGGAACAGGTTCGGACGCTCACTCACATCTTCGCCCTGACCATCTGCACCAGCTGCGTGGTCGGAGGCAGCATCGTCGGCGCCTTCACCCAAATTCCGACCCTGAATGTGGCGACGGCCATTGGGCTGATCACATCCGGCATCGTCGCCCTCTGGGCCTGCATCACCTTCTCGCTTCGCAACGCGTAGGAGTCACCCGTGACCGAAGCTGCGGCCATGTTCGATAAGAACTCGATAGAGCAAGCGGCCAAGTACCCAGGGCTTGGCCCGGCCTACTTCGAGGCTCGCGTCATCGTCGAACGCCAGATGGCGAAATTCGAGGCGGAGCATTTCGAGCCGCTCCTCAAGAAGTTCACTGACGCCTTTCGCGAGAAGCTGTGGGACGACGTGCGCGACCACATGCTCGGCGACACCGAGATGAACCTGCAAAGCCACATCTACCACATGGTGGACTCCTGCATGCACGCGATCCTAGCCGGCGAACAGTGGGCAATCGAGCGGTACGCGCTGCAGAAGTACGACGCCAGGAAGGCGCGCGAGGCCATAGCCAAGCACATCCCGGCCGAATTACAGAACGCCCGGATCGCCGACATGGAGGAGGAGATTGCGCGCCTCCGCCGTGACCTAGAATTCTACCACCGCCGCTGATCAGTCCAAGGAGTTCCCCCATGTCCCAAGACACGCAGTGCTACGACACGCCGGAGCGCATCAAAGCGAAGCGCAAGGTCTACCTGATCCCATGGGAGGTAACAGGGTTCGTGGAGGTTGTCGCCTTAAGCGCTCTGGATGCCGAGGCGATAGCCGAAGCGTGGACGCCAGAAGCGCTCATCGCCACCGGCAATTACGAGTTCGAGACCCTGCCTCCGATGGAGAAGGGTCAAGTGCAGTGACCATCTCCATCACCCTCACCCACTACGACCTCGGCCCGCTCAAGGTCCAGATCTGGGAAGAGGCGACGTGGCGCATGCGCCGCCGCATCTGGACGTGTCCCGATGATCCTGAGCTTGGGTCATTCGAGAACGGCGACTTCGAGGAAGCGCCCGTCACCATTGAGACGCTGTTGCTCGCGGCCCGCAACGATCAGATCGCGAGCGCAACTACCCTCCCCCACAAGGGGGAGGGTCCCCCTCCCTTGTGGGGGGAGCTGAGCTTCCAAAGAGGGCGTTTGGAAGATGCGGCGGACCCCAGCGGCAGCGAATTCCTCCTCGCTGCCGCTGGGTGATGAAATTCAGGGTTGCCCGGCAACGGGCGAAACGGAGGCGGTTCGGTTGGCGCCCGCACCCCGGCTGGACCGCCTCCGGTCTCAACACGAGAGGAAATTGAGTGAGATGGCTGACGAGTTTCCTGACGAGACGGTGTTGCCGGACGATTACCCGATCTATGGCGACTACCTCTACGTGACCGACGGCAAGCTCTATCGCTCTGACTGGCACGGCATCACTGTCCGTCAGTTGAAGCGCCACGAAGGCTTCACGGAGGTCCGCCGCTGCAACATCGAGGCGAGACGAGAGGAGCACGAGAAACGGAAGGCTACGCAAGCGAACGGGGCTACGCCGTGACCGATCTCTCTCCCCGCGTCCTTCCGTTCCCCAAGCAGCACCGCAAGGCAGACTGCCAAGGCGAGGTCCGCAAGGTCTCCCTCAGGTCCCCCACCATGAGTCAGCTTCTCCAGTCCATAGGCGTGGACCCCGCTAAGTGGTGGATCGAGAACGGGACGGCAATGGTCAACCAAGGTCTCAAGGACATCGCAGCGAATGCCGACCGCGCCCATGTGCGCGAGCTGCTGCTGATGAAATTGGAGGAGTTCAAGTGATGGCCGAACCAGCACCCGAGCCCAAAGGCGTAGGGCCTCACTCCACCACCGAAGAAATCGAGGCCGCCATCGTCAGCATTTCAGAGGCGATGAAGGGGCCAATGCCGAACACGGAGCGCATGCTGCTGCACGAGGACCGCAAGGAAATGCGGGCTGAACTGGCGCGGCGCAAGGAGCGTAAGCCATGACCCAACCAGTACCCGAGATCCAAGGCGAAGTTTTGGCGCCAGCGGCCAGGACGCGGAAGCGCGGGAATGGCAAGGCACTCGCTGTGGCAACTGAGGCTCCGCCGCCCGCGCCTGTCTCGGAGTCAGCGGCGTTTGCCGCCCTATTCGAGCGCTTGGCGCGCGACCCCGCAATTGACCCCGCCCGTATCCAGCAGTTCCTCCAGATGAAGCGGGAGGAGGAAGACCGCCAGGCGCAGCGGGCCTTCAACGCATCGATGGCCGCCGCACAAGCCGAACTGATCCCGGTGGCGCGCAACCGTCCGAATGATCAGACACACTCCAAGTATGCCGACCTGGCCGCCATTGCGGAGGCCGCCATGCCCATCATCCACAGTCACGGCTTTGGGCTCGGGTTCAGCGAGTTCCAGTCCCACAAGGAAGGGCATATGGGCGTCGCCTGCAAGGTCTCCCATGCCGGGGGCTTCAGCGAGCGCTACGAGTTCCATGTGCCGATGGACGGCGCCGGCCTTCGCGGCAATGCCAACAAGACCGCGACACACGCCTACGGGTCTACGTTCAGCTACGGGCGCCGCTATGCTACGTGCGGTGTGTTCAACATCGCGACCAAGGACGACAACGACGGCAACGCCCCAAAAGAAAAAGCCCCGGCAGAGCGCATCACGGCAGAACAGCTCGCCAACTTGAATGCGCTCCTGCAGAAGACCCAAGAGCCGGCCGCGAGCGTTCAGATCACCCTTCAACGCTTCAAGGTTGACAGTCTGACCGACCTGACTCCGAAGCAGTACGACCTGTGCGTCAAGAAGCTCAACGAGGCGATAGGGGCGCACAATGACTGAAGAATTGCAGCAGGGCTCGGCAGAGTGGATTGCAGCTCGGCTAGGCAAGGTCACGGCATCGCGCATTTCAGACGTGATGGCAAAGACCAAGAGCGGCGCACCGAGTGAGATGCGTGCCAACTACATGGCCGATCTCATCACGGAAAGGCTAACCGGGAAGCAGGCCGAGCGGTATGTCAGCGCCGCGATGCAGTGGGGCACGGACACCGAGGCCGCAGCTCGCGCCTCCTACCAATTCGAGGCTGGCGTTCTGGTGCAGACTGTCGGCTTCGTGGACCACCCGCGCATCTCGATGTCCGGCGCCAGCCCCGATGGATACGTCGGCTCCGAGGGGCTGATTGAGGCGAAGTGCCCAGAGACGAAGACCCACATCAACACCTTGCTGGGCGCCTCCGTTGACGGCCGCTACGTCAAGCAGATCCAGTGGCAGCTTGGGACGACAGGCCGGAAGTGGTGCGACTTCATCTCATTCGACCCCAGGATGCCAGAGTCCATGCAGATCCACATCACCCGCGTCCACCGCGACGACAAGCTGATCACCGAGCTTGAAGCCCAGGTGCGCGAGTTCCTGTCCGAGCTGGACGCGAAGCTTGCAGCGCTCACGTCTCGGTACGGCACTCCTGTTCGCGAGGCCGCCTGATGCCCGCCATAGCCGAAGCCCTGAAGCGCGGGCAAGAGACCTACATCTGCGCCGAGTGCGCCTACAAGGCCGGCGGGGTTTGGCCGCGAGGGCACGTCGCCACCTTTAGCGCAGGCCAATGCGCAGAGTGCGAGGAGGAGAAGTCAACCTGCGCCCTGTCCGATTGGAATTGGCCGGGGCGGAGGACGACGCTGGAGCGGGAAGTGTGATGGCCAAGCCCGCGCCAACGAACCTGGATCTCTGGTTCGAGGTCATGAAGCTGGCGAAGCGCGGGCTCGGGTACGAGGACTGCATCGTGAAACTCAAGATGCCGCGTGATCCAGAGACGCGCGATTGGGTGAGGCGCATCGTGCTGAACAAGGGATGGGAGAAGTGAGTAACTCAGACCACGCGCTCGCCAAGTCCAGAGCCCCGCAGGGCCGCGGTGACGGGCAAACGTGCCCGCATTGCAAGCAGCCATGGCAGCACCGCAGCGACGCCGATCACCGCATGTTCTGGAGCATTCTGGAACTCGCCTACCAGAACTGGCCCGAACATGAATTTCAGCCTCTCGGCAAGATGCACCTCTATGGGTGGCTCTTAATTGAGTCCGGATGGCACGAACCGCCGATCGAAATCGAGAGCCGCAACAAGGATTTCATCCGGGATATCGTTATGTCGTTATTTCCCGCACTGAAATCCAAGATCCACTGCATCAGGTTTTCACCGACTGCGAAAGGCGTGCGCGTCTTGATCCCCAAGAGCCTAGATTACAAGACAGCAGGAAAGCGGCAGTTTCAGGACGTGCGTGCAAAGGTTTACGAGGTGATTGAAAGCGTCCTGCAAGTTCCAGTGGAGACGCTGAAACGGGAGTCGCGGCAGGAAGCCGCTTAACGGAGGACATCATGAAAATCCAAGGCATAGACGTGATCGACGCCAACGAGGAAATCGAGGTCACGATCACGCCGAACGATATCAAGCTCGGCAAGAAGAAGAGCGCCCACGAGTGCGCCGCCGCTCGCGCCCTTTGCCGGGAGCATCACGCGGAAGCGGCAACCGTCCACCTCAGCCGCGCCTATATCAAGAAGAACGGCAAATGGTGGCGATACAGCGTTCCGCCAATGCTTCGTTCTGAGGTTGTGGCATTCGACCGTGGCGGAAACTTCGCGCCCGGAGATTACACGCTAAAGACCGTGCAGCCGACGGTTCGGCTCGACGCTCCGGTCAAGAGGAAATGGAAGAAACCGGCTAGTTCCAGGCCTCAAAATGGCAACCGCCCGAAGAAGCCCTATCACGTCGTGACTGGCGTTCGGGGCCAGATGGTCCCGGATTGGGAGTGACATGACCGCTCCCCATCCTTGGCGCCACGAGCCGCGCAAGCGGCTCACAGACCAGCAGCGCGCGGAGATATTCTTGGAGCGTGGCGGGAAATGCCACCGCTGCGAGCGCAAGCTGAGGTCCGGCGACCGCTGGCAATTGGACCACATCATCGCCCTTGAGAATGGCGGCAAGGATGAGCCTGCCAATCTCGCTCCGTGCTGTGACTGGTGCCACAAGGGGAAGACGGCTGAGGATCATGGGAAGGCTGCCAAGGGGCGAGCTGTGGCGACCTCCTGCATCATTCCCACGAGCCAGAGGCAGAAGAAGGGTCGGCCGATGGCCGGCTCGAAAGCTTCCGGCTGGCGCAAGCGCATGGATGGAACGGTGGAACGACGTTGATGCAACCAGGGAAATCGCGCCGCAAGAACGCAAGAGTAAAATTGCCGATCCGGCATGCGCACGAACTGGAGGCGACGCTTCACAACGTGCGGGAGTTCTGTGGGATGCACGGAGCCGGCGAGGAGCTGATGTCGCACATTCGCTCTTGCGAGCAGAACGTCAAACGGGCTGTCGCGGATCGAGACCGTGTGATCGGGAAGTCAGATTGAGTTTCCTCTGACGCGGGGCAGAGGGGAAGGCGGCCGGCGCCGCTGGGTATCACAGAGGCCAATGTGATGGCGTCGGCCGCCTGAATTACATGGAGAGGGAAGATGGGCGAGACCGTAACGATCAGTCTCAAAGAGGATCGCAAGTGCGCCGAGTGCGGCAAGGGCTGGGCGGCCCAAAGCGGCCTCTGCCTCAAGTGCGTCCACAAGGCCATGACGTTCACCAAGGCTATGAAGTCGGAGCTTGGGCGTGCTCTGCAGGCGCGCTACCGCAAGATATTCGGTAAGGCAGAGCGGGGAGGCTGAGCTAGGGCCATGGCCGAACCTGCCACTCTGATGACGGAGGCCGACTTGGCAACGCTGCTCAACTGCAGCCGCCAAAAGGTACGTCGCCTCCCGATCCGAGGTGTCTACCTCAAGCCGGACCGAAAGCGCGACAGGCGCTATAACCGGGAGGATGTGAACAAGTACCTGCGTAGCATCGGGATCAAGCCATGTCCATCGGAAGGCCCAAAAACTCGCCGTTCTATCACTACGACTTCCGCATTCGCGGACACCGATTTCGCGGGAGCACTGGAGAGGCTACCGAGCGCCAGGCGAAAGCCTTCGAGCGATCAGAGAAAGAGCGCCGACGTGCTGAAATTAGAGCCGGCATAACACAGGCGAATACCCCCACCATTGCTGGCGTGTTCGTTAGGTACTGGGAGGCTGAGGGCCACAAGAAGGGTTGGGCCTACGGCATACAGAAGCACATGCAAGGCATGCTGGCATTCTTCGGGAAGGATCGGTTGTTCGGGGAACTCGGCAACGCCGATGTGGCGTCTATGCTTGAAGCCTATGAGGCATCCACCGAGCGTAATAACCGTGGCGGGAAAACGACGCGTCCCGGTAAACCGACGCCGAGCACAGCCAATAGACGTCTCGCCGTGCTGCGTCGAATATATAATAAGGCGCGTATCGAATGGGAGTTGTCGGTCAAAACCATAAACTGGAAAGCGCACACACGCGCAGAACCGAAAGAGCGCGTGCGTCACATCACGGTCGAGCAGGCCAAGACGCTACTGGATCGTCTGCCAAACCACATCATGATCATGGTGGCCTGGTCGCTGGCGACGGGCTGCAGGTTGAACGAGACAGAGACCTTGACGTGGGTGCGCGTCAACTTCGAGACGGTTCAGGCTGAGGTGCTGACCAAGGGCGGCGGAACAAGGTTCGTGACGTTGGGGCCTGATGCGCTCGCCGTGCTCGCCCTATGTGATCGCAACCGGGGCCACGTGTTCGACCGCACCAACCGACGCAAGCTGTGGGAGGCGGCAGTGAAGGCGGCAGGGCTAGAGGACTTCCGCTGGCACGATTTGCGCCACTGCTTCGCGGTGTGGGTCGGTAACGCCGGAGCTGACATCGCGGTCGTGCAGCAGCTCCTTGGTCACAGCAAGATCGAGACGACGCTGCGCTATAGGAAGGTCATCACGGCGGAGAGGGCACGGGCGGTGCAGAACCTGCCGACACTGATCGAAGGGACTGTGGTGCCGATGAAGGTCAAGCAATGAAGGAGCCTCATGACCGATAACACAAAACAGGCCAATGGCCGACATGACTACCTAATGCAGTTCTTTGCCTATGCGCATCTCCCGCCGCATCTTCAGGAGATCAGCAAGCCGTTCGGAGAATTGGCGCAGCAGCTTGTTGATACGCTGCCGTCCAACCCCGAGCGCTCGGCAGGCCTGCGCAAACTGCTGGAGGCCAAAGACTGCTTCGTGCGCGCGAAGCTGTTCAAATGAGGAAATGTCAGCTGTGACGCCTCATGGCATTCAGGACGATATGGCCAAGCTGCGAACCTTGTTCGGCGAGAATCTGTTCGACAGATTCTCGCCCGAGGCGTGGCAACTGGCGGAGCACATGCTGGAGCGGTCCGTGGTGTTTGAGTACGGGCCGGCGACGCCATCGGTTGAGCACACCCAGTTCGGCAGCGACCTTTTCGACAAGCAGCTCTTCCGGCTCCCATTCAAGGCGGTGTTCTACATCGCCAACGCCATCCCCAAGAGCGCGATACTCGCCTACGAGGCCGAGGAAGATGACGGCTACAAGCTTTGCATGATCACGTTCGGGCCTGTCGGCATCCAAGGTCACGACACGTTCTTGGTGGCGCCGCTTCTGACGGCGCGCATGCGCTGGGATGCGGAGAAGGGTGGCTGGATCGACTGGAAGTCATGCACAGCCGGTCAGAGCCATCACTCGCGCAAGACTGGGCGCAAGTGGGAAGAGGAAGACTACGAGGCCGCCATCGACCGCGTGATAAACTTCACGATGGGCGCAACCGCACTGCTGATGTCCAAAGAAGTGACGACGGATGTCGTGCCCGCACCTGATAGGCTGAACAAGCAGAGAGAGGCGAAGGGCCGGCTACCGATCCGGGAGAGGCGCGTCATCCGCATCCGGCCAGAGTACAAGGTGGCACACGCTAGATCGGCGGAGGGCTTTAATAGCCGCTCCTCGCCTCGCATGCATTGGCGGCGAGGTCACTTCCGTCGCGTTCGAGAGGATTTGGTAATACCGATCGCACCCATGTTGATCAATGCGACGGAAGACGCCAAGCCGCTGGCGAAGAAATACGTGTTCTCGCAACCATAGTGAGGCCAACCAACCGACGCACGGATTTACCTCATAAGTACCCGCAGCGTTTCGTCTAGCTAGATAAGCACCAGTATTTACTAGCGTTTCTGAAGCAGGCCACAGGTTCCACAATCTAGCGCTCTAACCAGCTGAGCTAAGGCGGCTTACCAATGAAATCAGGGGGTTCCTACCACGACATGGCCCGCAACGTCCATGCCCAGATTCGCGCAGACGTATCGAGAACGGCTGCAGAGAGTCACCGCACAAGTTACCGCACCTGGTTCACGGTTTGATCCGAGTTGTATCGTCAGGCGCTCCTGCCTGACGGGGGATAAGGGAAATTGGAGGAGGAAGATGAGCGAGCTGCACCACATGGACGAGCGACGATACATCGTTGAAGAGCCGGTGGGCCGTGTCCGGTGGGTCGAGCGTGATGGTTACCGCGTCCTGCAGCAACGCTGGGCAGTCAAGGAGTACGACGCCAAGCACAACTGCATCGGCGTGACCGGCGAATGGAAGGACGTACCGGTTGAGGCCGACGAAGACTACCACCCTGGGGATCATCCATGACCCCCACATCAGAACCATCTCCACCGGGAGAGACGGAAAACATCGAAGCCGATATCACGGAGAGACTCCAGCGTGCGGCTCCGTTCATGCGTGCGACGGGCAACGCGGGAATCGTCGGACAGCACGCGAACACATGCGAGGAAGCGGCGTCAGTAATTGACGACCTGCGCCGCCAGAAGACCGGCCTAGAGGCTCTCCTAGTCGATGCGCAGGAGGAGATCGCAGCGGCCGAAATGACAATCGCTGACCTCCAAGTCGCCCGAGAAGAGATGCGCGCCGCGCTACGGCCTTTCGCGAACGAGCACCGATGGGCGAGCATTGCCCCACGGGCGGCTTTCGCCAGAGCGGCCGAGCTCGTGCCGGAAGAGAACACCTGATTTCGCGTCGAGTCTCCTAGTTGCGTACGTGTCTAAACTGAACCAACTCGGAGCATAAAAATGCTACTTAGGGACAAGATCGCCGCCGTGATCGCGGTGGCCATTCTCGCCGTCGGCTATTGCCACGATGCCTTCGCCGATGGGCCTACCAAGACCGCCTCCATCCTGCCTGAGATCCCCGGCGTAACGGTGAAGGGTGGGTGGACCGGCTGCGGCGTTGGCGTCAGCGGTGCCGGGGTCATTGGTCAAGCTGACTTTGGCGCTCCCGTCAATATCTCCTCGGAAGGCCAACTCGTCAGCGTCCTGCTCGCATGCGACGTGCAGGCGGGACAGATGGTGTTCGGCGGAGCCATTGAGCACGGCTGGTTCTTCGGCGATCTGAACAAGATCGGCCTCGATACCGATCTGACAATCCGGGGGCGGGCCGGGTTCCTTATCGCCCCCAACACGCTCCTGTTCGGTCACGCCGGCTGGTCTCGCGTCGAGACCACGGGCGCCGGCAGCATCGACGGTTGGAAGTTCGGTCCCGGAATCTCCATCAAGCTTCCGAACTCCTCTGCGTTCCTCGACTTCCGGTACGACTACGGAGTGTGGGACTCGCCTTTTAGCGGTGTTGATCTGACCTCGCATGCCGCAGTCGTTTCGCTGACGTTTAAGTTCGGCGCGAAGTAAGCGCGTTTCGCTCTTTCCCATCGTAGACGCAACAAAGGCGCCGCCTCACGACCGAGGCGGCGCCTATATATAGCAGGATTCCCGGATAACTGCTCCTCATCCCTCGTGGCCGATCATCCGCAGCCACTTGCGCAAATCACGCACCAGCCAGAACAGGTGCCACCGCACCATCAGTCGAGCCCAAATCCGGCGCATTGGTCGCTCCCTCACCTATCCAAGTACTTCCGCAACAGCACCGCCTCATGCTCTGGCAGCGGCGAGAAGATGCGCAGCACGTCGGCGCCCCTCATCGCCTTGGACTCATCGACCGGGCGGCAGTCGCATGCCTTGCTGCGGTCCTGCACAAACGGGCACTTCACCGCATGGCGGAGACCGTCGATCACGTTGTCGGCCATGGCCTCCTTATCCATTCAGCGGATCGTGTCGAACGATGTTACCCGCGTCGTCGTACTGGTCGCCGTGGCTCGATTGCGTGCGCCCGATAGAAGCGTTCAGCGCATTACTGATGCTCATGAAGCGCCCGCGAAGATAACCGTCCATGGCTGTCCCGAGCGTGGCCGCAATGTGTGCCGTTTGGTAGACGACACGCTTCAAGCGCTCGACCTCTGCCTTGTCGTCCATGGCTCCTCACCCAACCTTGCGCTTGTCTGCCCGCGCGAAGAACTCGCGCTCCCACGCATCGAGCGCATCCCGGTACCGCCGATCGGCGTCAAGGAATTGGGACTGCGCCCAGGACAGCCGCTCGCGCGCCTCTTCCATCGCTGCCTTCGCCCTCTGCACCCGCTCTGCGGTGTAGGTCGATACGCTCATTGGCTCCTCATCCCTCTTGGTTCAGTAGCGCCCGTGCTCTCTTCAGCGCGTCGGCATGCGAGCCGCAGGAGTACACTACGCCGTCTACAGTGCTGAGGTCGGCGTACATGCACATCGCACGGAGCACCGCGCGCAGGTCATCAACTTCCTGGCGTGTGGTGTCGAGCGCTTCCTCCATCTTGACGAGGTCGTGACGCGCGGCTGCGAGGGCGACTTCGGCGTCTACCGCCCGCAATGCAAGGCGGGTGCTTCTCTCTTCCTGGGTCTCGGCCATTGGCTCGCTATCCTTGCTTGAGATTGCCAATCGTTAGGCCGCTCGCGGCCTTCACCGCTTCGAAGATGTGCGTAGCATCATCGCCTGTCGGCCCATGGTAGCTGTAGGCGCCAGGCACGGTGCAAATGTCCCAACCCTTGATCGCTTCCCAGATCGCCTGCCAGACGGGGTCGGCATGCAGGCTCTTGATATACTCGGTGGAATACTCCTTGCGGCCCATGGCGCGCTCCGTGCTGGCGACGGCTTCCTGCGGGTTGTCTGTCGGCATCATTTGTCTCTCCTATTCCTTCCTATCGAGTGCAGAGGCAATCACCGTCCAGGCGACAGACGCTGCCAGACCGACGAACAGCCCAAAAGCAATGTGCTTGGCCTCAAAGCCAAACCCGCTGAGCAGAGCCACCATCACGGCGCTAGAGCCAACCCCGAGTGTGAACCCAAGTCGCCATTCCATCTGCTCGCTCCCTACGGACACATGTAGCGGTCAAAGAACCCGGCGATACCGGTGCGCGGTGGGTCAAGATAGCGAGCCGCATAGGCTCGACTTGCCTCGTTGTAACGCCGCTGCGCATGGATCAGGTCGGACTGCGCCTTCGCATAGCGTTCGCTCGCTTGGTCTAACTCCTCCTTGGCTTGGCGGAGGTGCTCATCCGAGCCGGTCGCTACGGGCTTGCTCATGGTGCTCCTCATCTCTTGCCGTTATGACGCACCAGGGCACTGATGGCCGGCAACACGTCCGCCATCACCGCATGCGGGTCTCGATGCGAGAGGATCAGCCCAAGCACATCTGGACTGCTAACCCGCAAGCCGCCGTCCTCCCTGCGCTCGCACACGAGCGTGAACCTCTCCAAAGGCACGGCGCACCCGCACGTCTCCGGGTGCCCATAGCAGCTGTGGGGGTGATACGGGCATAGGCAATCAGCTGGCATCCCGGCTCTCCTCATCCTCACAACCCGCCCAGCGCCGCACGGGCGCGCTCAGGTACGGCGTGGTCACAGCCCTCCATGCCCCGACAAATCGGGCACGGCAGCCATGGATACCCTGGGATCTTCCTCAACATCTCGGCTACGCGCTCTCGCTGGTCGGCATCGATCAATGCGATAATCTCGCGCCGAGATGTCTCTTTGAGACCGTCGATCAAACCCATCTGCCTCTCCCTATCCTATTGGCTCGATACCTGGTTGCTTGGCGCACCACTCACACCACGCAACGTGCATTTCTAGCGGCACTCGAAACTCAGGCACTCGTATCTCGCCAAGGTGGTCGTGCCCCACAAGGCGACCTGGCAACCGCTCAACGAGCCCGTGGTTGACGAGCCATTCCAGCGTCGTCTCGTGGCAGGACGGCCGCTGACCCGTCGCGACGGCTTCAAAGGCCCTCACGTGACTGCGCCGCCCGCCAGCCTCTAATACCGGATGCCGCATATCAGCGCTCCCAGCCATCGGCTCCAAATCCTTGCTCAGGTTTCTGCAAATAGGTCCATCGTCTCGGTGTCCCGCTGCGATGGCCGCGTCGTCTTGATGCTCGCGTCGTAGTCCTCAAACCGCACGGCCCGATAGAGCCCGGTCACCACCCAGCGCTGAAACCGCTTCAGGTCTTTGCGCTGGTGATCGTAGACCATGGGGTAAGGCCGAATGCCCCGCTCGACCATCCGGTGGAAGCGGTGCCAGATGCGGTCCCAGGTCTCGCGTTTGTCGTAGCCGATCAGCATGTAGGCCATCAGCTGCCTGCCAGGCACGCCGACAGCCTCCAGGGTATCGACGCCGCGGAAGAACACCTCCTCGTCCTTGAGGTTGTCCCAGGCGGTGTAGAGCCGTCGCCGGCCGAAGCCGTCATCGCGATACTCGATACTGGCGATCGCCGCGGCGACCTCGGGCGTCATGGCCCGTACGTTGATGCCCTGTGTGAAGGACACCCGGAAACCGCCAGCCCTGATCTCGGCCACGCGTTCACGCCACTCCGGCCCGCCGAAGAAGTCGTTGTCGAGCAGGTGCAGGTGCTTCGGCCACGGCACGCCACGCCAGATGCCGGCGATGGTGTTCTCGTGCCGCGGCTTGCCCTCCTTGGCCGGTACCACGCAGAACTTGCAGGCGAGACGGCACCCACGTTGCGTGAAGCCGATGCTGGCGTCGAAATCAGGGTAGAGGCTGTAGTCGAGCGCCTGGCTCTCGCCCACGATCGGATCGACCGTCGCCGAGCTCGCCGTGCCGGTCCCGCCGATGATGGCATCGGGAAACTCCAGTCGCATGCGCTCAACGCGAGCCTCGGAGAACTTGAAGATCGCGCTGGCGTAGACGTGCGCGTAGGCCGGCTCGTCGAGATGCCGGTACGGCGTGCGCGTGAAGTGGATATCGTCACCCCGCGCACGATGGAAGCCGGCCAAGCGCATCAGCGCGAGGTTCGGCAGCTTTCCATCTAGCTGGGTGATGCGCACGGCTGGCACCAACGGGCTCCCTTTCCTATGCCTTAGCCGCTGCAGTGCAGTCGCCCCTGCACTGGCTCAGCACGCGCACGAGAAGCTCGTCCTTCTGCGTCTCCAGTTCCCTGACGCGCGCCTCAAGCTTCTCTATCCGCTCGGCGGCCTCATGCTGAATGGGCGGCGCCTCGAACTGACGCCAGCCAAACTCGGGACGCCCATTCGGCAGGTGCGGGCCACTGGCGTACTTGCCGCGCAGACGGTCCACCAGGCGGTTGCTGACTTGCACGTCTTGCCCGGTGAAGGGATCGTGTACGGTCCTCGTCTCCATCGGCTCCTCATCCCTCTTGGTTCAGTAGCGCCCGTGCTCTCTTCAGCACGTCGGCGTGCGCGCCGCAGGAGTACACCACGCCGTCTACAGTGCTGAGGTCGGCGTACATGCACATCGCACGGAGCACCGCGCGCAGGTCATCAACTTCCTGGCGCGTGGTGTCGAGCGCTTCCTCCATCTTGACGAGGTCGTGACGCGCGGCTGCGAGGGCGGCTTCGGCGTCTACCGCCCGCAATGCAATGCGGGTGCTTCTCTCTTCCTGAGTCTCGGCCATTGGCTCCTATTCCTTGATCAGTTCGGCGGCGCGGCGAAAGTCCTGCGGCGTGATCTCGCTTGCACAGAGAGAGCCGATGACGTTGGCGGTCACTCCCATGCCGAGCAAATCGCGGTATGCCTTCGCGAACGGCCGCAGCGCCGCCTCAAGCTCCACGATCCGATCCGCCATCCACACAGCCTTTCGGCCCAACGCCTCAACATCTGCCTTCGTCTCAAGTTGGAGCTTTATGACATCCGCTAACTTCTGCTGTATGTCGTCGGGCATAATCCACCATCCTTAGACATCCCAGCCGTGCGACCGTGCGCCGGCCATGTGCCATTCCTTGCGGCCTTTCGGGCCGCGTCCCATCCAATCGCAGAGCCGGTTCACGAACTCGACCGAGCCGAGCCGCCGCCCCTTCTCTAGGTCGCAGAGATACTGCGGCGTGAAGCCGAGCGCCTTGGCGAAGTCCGTTTGGGACATCTCCATCTCGGTGCGCACAGCAATCAGCATCTCGACGAAGGTCACGACCGCTCCTCATGGTTTCTGAGGCAGTTCGGCAAACCTGCCATCGAAGAACTCCGTTGCGGGCCTGACCCACAAGGTTCCGTCCTGTCCCTCATAGACGACGGCCGGCGTCATGGTCTCCTCGATCACCGCGCGGTGCCGCAGTTGGTAAAGCCCGTCCGTTTTCCGGTGCTGGTGCGTTGGCTCCCAGTCGGTGTAGGCGCAGTCGGCGCATTGGATGGCGCGCTTGTCGCCCGTGAACGCCTCTTCGCAGACACGGCATGAGCACCAGTAGGTGCCCGGCGCCCAGTTCTTGCGCTTCGGCCTGCTGTCCTCTGGCTTGGCCCGCCTCATGGGTGCCTCCTAATCCTTGTTCTCGTAGCGGAGCGGCACCCCAGCGAGCAGGCACACGCCGCGCACGATCCTGATGGCGTCCTTGATGCGGTTTGCCATCTCATCGTCGTAGTCGGCCAACTCGCCGTTCGCGATCATCCGATCAAGTTCTCGCCCAACGATGTCGTACTTGTTGAGCTGTGCCAGGCTCTCCAGCGTCAGAGGCTTCTCCGTGGCGTGAACCTCAGGTCCGCTCGCTGCGTCTGCCATCTTGCTTCTCCTCATGGTTGCTTGGCGGGTTCCGCAAGTGCCGCGCGCAACGCAACTTCGGTGATGTCGTCAAGCATGGCGTCGGCGGCGCTGTCGCTACCTGGAACGAGCCATCCACCTGACCAGCCCTCTGGGTACTCCATGTTGTCGTCCACCAGCTCGGCCTTGATCGACTCGCGCACCGCTGTCCACTTCGGATGGTCTCTCAGCTTGGACATTGCCTTGCCTCCTATTCCTTCTCACGCCGTAGCCGGCGCAGCTTCACTCGATTGTAGCGGACGCGCACGATGGTGGGCGTCTTGCCCCAGCTCGCCGTGATTGTCTTCACCGACTCGCCGGCAGCGTAGCGGCGCTCGAACTCGGCCTTGCGCTTGGCGGTGAAGAACAGCGGCTTGCCCAAGCGCATGCCCCGCAACTTGGCTTCTGCCATCCCGTCCCGCGTGCGCTCTCGGATCAGGCCGCGCTCGAACTCCGCCAGTGCTCCCAGCATGTGGAACAGGAACCGCCCGCCCGGCGTGGTGGTGTCTATCTGCTCTGTGGTGCTGCGAAAGCCGACGCCGCGCGCCTCCAGGTCGCCCACGATCTGCAGCAGCTCCCTGAGCGAGCGGCCCAGCCGATCCAGCTTGTAGACCACCAGCGTGTCGCCGCGCCGGCAGTCGAGCAAAGCGAGATCGCGCTGCGGCCGTTTGGCCTTCACACCGCTGACCGTCTCGCTCCAGATTTGGTCCTTGTCCACGCCGGCCCGCACCAGGGCGCTGACCTGCATGGCCATGTCCTGGTCCGCGGTCGAGACGCGCGCATATCCGATCAGGCGCCCGACGTACTCTGTCGGCCGCTTCGCACGTTTTTGCTCTCTGACGCGTACCATTCGCAAGCTTTCCGCAACGACGGAAAGCAAGGATATTGCAGCCGCCTATCCTTGTCATTTGCGGTCTGCCTTCGCGGGGTGCGCCTCGATGTAGGCCAGGATTGCTTGCAGCGTGGCCACAGTGCCGGAGCCGTCGCGCACTCTCTTCACCGCTCGCGCGTTCGCGCATGCCAGCAGGCCAAGGCGGGACTCGGCCATACCTGTCTGCTTCAACCACTTGTCGATCTTGTCGAGTGCCTGCGCCACCAGATCGCCTTCCGACATGCCGCCCTCCCAAGCCCTTGGCGGGCATAGGGTAGGACGCACGGATTAACAACTATCGTGGCGGCGACATTGACAGACGTGTTGACAGACGTCAAGCTATACGTATAGATGATTGTCGTTGCGACTGTTGAGAAGCCGCGAATTGGCTAGCTCAGGAGACCGACATGGTGCCGTTGCCCCGCTGTGGTTGCGGTGGGAAAGTGGCCTACCAACGAGCCAGGGAACGCCGCCAGCCATCAGAGGCGTGACGCCGCGAGAGTGTGGACCGAGCGCAGCATCGGACCGAACTGCGAAGCCCCGGATACCGCTGCGAGTCCGGGGCACCGATTAGCGAAGGAAACCGCCCCCGGCAATGACCAAGCCCTACACAGCCGGCCCTTGGCATTGGGTTGACGCCGATGACGACGAGCCGCTCGACATGACTGGGACCGACGATTTCGGAGCAGCGTCGCTGCGTTCCGTAAAAGAGTACGGAAATAGCGTGCTCACGGGCGAGCCTATCGAGGAGACGCGGACGGATGTCGTAGACGGCAAGAGCTATACGTCGTTCGCCCTGCCGAAGTTCATCGCCAACGTAGAGGAGTTGGAGGAGGGCGAGGAGATGGCCGCCAACTACCGACTCCTCATGCTGGCGCCGGACCTCGCCGACTACGTGTACGAGCGTGCTGCGGCGGGCGATCCGGTCGCTGACAAGCTAGTCGCAAAAATCGAGGGCCGCGACGGCCCGCCAACACCGTAGGATGACCCCCGCAATGTGGAACCGCTTCAGATGGCACCTCGCCTTAGCGATCAGTCGCCTGGGATGGTGGGTGATGCCGGAGCCGCAGCGGTCGCGCTGCTACAAGGATTTCAGCGGCGCGCTTGAGCAGATCAAAACACGCGAAGGATGACCACCGCCGATCTAAGCGGCCTTCAGCGCGACGACTGCGATGGCCAACGCCGCGAGCATAAACGCGATGTCGCAGCATAGCAGCCACCGGCTGCGCCAGGCTAGCCGAGCCACCCGAGCCACTTCATCCCACCAATGATGTATGCCGGCCAGAGCACGACGCGCGACCAGACCAAGATGCGCCAGAGCTTGTGTGCGAGCTCGAACCTTTTTGATAGCTCGTGGAGGCGATCCCAGGTCGCGATGAGACCAGACCTCTTGGGCGGAGGCGCCGTTGGCTTTCCCATTCGCACTGCCTCCAGGACTTGGCCGGTAAGCACTAGGTGGCGTTCGTGAGTAGCCTGGGAAATCTCCTGCCCTCGGCGCAGTTCTGTTTGCTGCTTGGAGATCTGCCGCAGGTATCCCATCAGAAACGAGGAAGCCAGATCGCTCGATGTCCCGTCTCGTGATCCTTGTTGCGCCATTACCTAGGGCTTTCGCTGGCATGTCCGTTCCTCGGTGGCATCGCCACATTCTACGGCTAAGCTCTTGCCTGCCGCTGTCATGGACTTATCCTCCATGGCTGTTCGGAAGTGGCTCTCCGGTTCGGTTCCCGCCGGCCGGAGGGCCGCGCTCGTACGCACTGCGACGGAACGGTGTAAATTTTACACCATTTACTTCTGGGTGATCGTCCTGACGTAGCGCTGAAGCCTCCGTAGCCGGTCCTTCTCAGTCGAGGCGTCTCTGCGAAGTTCGGCGTGCTTCATGACGAGGTCGTCGCCGGCCTTGAGATCCGAGAGCTTGGCCGGCGGGACCATCAGGGCTTTCGCCGGGGGCTCAAGCTGGGATGGCGAGATCGAACCTGTGCATGCCGTGAACATGAGCGCGGAACATGCGCAAATTACCACGAAACTTGCTCTCATGGTGGTGGTTTCCTGTGGGTTTTGGATTCAGTCCGAGGGCGGGATGTGGTAGGGTTCGGAACTAATTGTGAGGAGCCTGCGGGGGAAGTGAGATGGCAAAGGAATACAAGAACGACCCCAAAACGGTCGAAGAAGTGCGACTTGCGGGATTGCGCTTCATGCGGAAGCTAACCCTGGATCAATCGCTTGCCGAAGACATCGTGAGCCAGACCATCACGTATTGCCTTGGCCATCACGACCCGACCGTAGTTTTGCGTTGGCCGTATGTGCGCAAGGCTCTACTGAGCAACTTTCGGGTGCACTACCGCAACAAGCGAGAGCTTGAAGCGGACTTTAGCGCGGATGGCGAGGCGCACGAGATCGTTGCTGTGACCTACCCAAACCAAGAAATGTGGCTAATTCTCTCCGACATTGAAGTGGGCCTAGCGGCGCTGCCAGAGTCGACGGCTGCGATCATCAGGCTGGTCGCAGTGGGTTTTGAGAAGGATGAAGTTGCTGCGCAGCTTTGTATCCCGGTCACAGAGGTCACATGGCGGCTGCGAGCCGGCCGGCGCATCCTGCGCGACAAGGGTTTCTGGAACGACGACAGGGAATACGGGAACATGCATGTAGGCATTCGCCGCCGCGCTCATCGGTGGGCGGCACGCATCAAGGTCGATGGCAACACTGTGCACCTTGGGTCGTTCGCAACAGCCGCCGAGGCCGCTAAAGCCTATCAGGAAGCCGTCATAAGGTTTGAGGGACGGGCGCGACGGGACGGGCGTGGGGTTCCACGCGCGAAGAGGCGGCACGAGAATGACGATATTGGGTTAGCGCTCGCTGCGTGAGCAGCCTACTTCACCAGCCCAAGCCAAACCGCCGTATCCTTGTCCAGAATAAGCGTCTGCTTCAGGTTGGCTTTGACGGTCTCGTCAACGTCCTTGCCGGCCTTATCGTTCGCCGCGATCTCCGCTTCGTCCTTGCCGCGCTGTTCGACGATGGGGGCGTTCACAGCGGCTAGTTCCGCTGCGTTCTCACCCTTCTCAAAGCGCCGGCCCATGTTGAAGATGCCAGCGACGATCATGCCGCCGACGACGACAAGTGCGATACCGGCGTAGAGGTTCTTGCCTCCCATCATCTTGCGTTCCTCCCCTTCGCCGCGTCGTCGTATCTTGCATAGAGTGCGTACAGACAGCCTGCAATTGTGATGGCGAACGCAACCTTTGCAACACTCATACCGAGGCCCGAGAGGACATCCTTGGCCGGCGCGAGTAGTGCGATCTGATTGGCAGCGATTGCAAAGAAGTCCTGGAACATCGCCAGCAGTCCACCAAGAAGCCCACCCAAGGCACCGAAGACGGTGCGCGAGGATTTCATCGTGGCTGCAACAGGGGATGGGGGCGGGACCGTGGTTTTCACGCTCGCTGCAACCGTTTCAGCCTCCTCGGAAGCTTCCGCCGGCAGCGCGTCCCACCAAATCCCTTGCGCCTTCTTGAACCAGGCTTCCCGATGTTCCATGCCGTTCGGATAGATGCCGGAGTGCGCAGAGCCAGTGTTGATCGCCTTGCTGACGCCCATAAGGTCATTGGCGTCGGCCAGCGCGTTGCAGCCCGACTCCTTCCACTCAGCGCACGCGAACCGAAGGGTTGCCTCAGGATCGTCGAGAATGTCCGGCCGGATCTCGATCTTGAGCCGATCGCAGTACTTCTGGACGGCGTAGCGGCCTGTGGTCTGAATGAACCCACCGCCTCTGAACGCGTAGCCATCGGGATGCGGCTTGTCGATCGTGCCCTTGCCGTTGCCCATCCTGCCGCCGTAGGCCCAATCCGCCAGCGCTACAGGGTTGCGCACCAGCTTCTTGAGGTTGGCCGCGGTCTCCTTCTTGGCGCGCGCCGGCCACACCTCGCCAATGCGCTTCACGGTGGCATAGGTGAGGCTCTCGCGGACGATGGTGCCACCCCCAGTCTCGGCCCCTACCTGCCCCATGAAGTGGGAGAAGCGCTTGCCGTTATCGAGGATGCCGGCTTCGGCCAGATGCTCCTTGCCGTCCAGCAGCGCCCGGCGATAGAAGTCCGCCATCTTGGGCGCGAACCGGCGCAGCTCGGCTTCCGAGAAGTCGATGGTGCTCATCGTCTCTCCTTGTCGGGTTTCACGCGGTGGGTACAAGAAAGCCCGCAGGGGCGCTCCTACGGGCGTGGGATGGGGGAATGTGGGGAAAGGAACCTACCTGAGGTCAGGGTCGGTGAGTGCAGACTCGATCATCCGAACCGCGATGTTTCGATTGCGCACCTGAGATCGACTGTAGCCCACGGTGGCGGTGATGCCGGTGGGCACGTGCGTCACCTTCACGTCGCATGGCTCAACGCCAACGTGCTGGCCGCCGCGATGGTCCCGACGCAAGGTCTCTACCTTTAGGTCTTCGGCCGGTATCACCGCGCCTCTCTCCTACCTCTGCGGCTCTCTCAGCCTGACTCCAGGCCTACCAGAACAAGAAGCTAAGGCCGACTAGAGCGAGCGCTACCCACGCCCATCGCGTCTCGCGGAAGAATTTGATCGTCGCGGCTTCTCTCATGGTCGCTCCCTACCTCATCGGCTCCCGCAACCGTACAGCCTCGTTGAGAGCGTCAGCAACGCGCTTGGCGTTTTCCTGGGTGAAGCACTCGCAGACGGCTTCGTACTGCAAATCGCCAGTGCGGGGGTCGCGGTAGTGCTCCCCATGGATGACTACGGGTTCCTCAGTATCGACCACAGTGAAGTCGAAGCAACAGTGGGCTGACTGGGAGTAGGAGACAACCTTGAACCTCATCTCGGCTTGCGCTCCTTGGCGCCTTCCTTGAGTTTGGAGAACTCCAAGCCGAGCCGCACCAGGCGACACTCACCCTAGCTTGTATCATCGCGGTTCTTGCGTCGTGCCTGGCGGCAAAACTATCGACGGCATGGTGGTTGGATCATCCGGCCGGCGATAGGTTGGACTTCTGCGATCCCTGAATTTCCTATCCCAAGCCCCTTGCAACCCTAGCATATTCTCTTGCTGGATCATAGCAACAACGCGCCCTTGTATTTCTATCCACCTAGCGCGGTCCTGTTGATAATCGCCTATCGGAGCTTCCGTGACATCGTCTTCCAGCCTGTTGCGTGAGAAGCGGCGCAGCAACTCTTCGTACAGGCCACTGTGAGACGCCTGGAGTTCACGGTAGAGCGCTGCTGGATCGCGAACGGGACGCCCAGCCCAACCTGGAACGCCCGTGTCGCGCAGGGCATTGTACATCTCAATGGCGGTGATGCGCTGCATGAGGTTCTCGACCTGAGTGCGAAGCGCAGGCGAGAGAGCGATGGGAGTGCCCCGCGTTCCTGCGTCCATGCTGATTACGCCTTGTCCTGCCATCTCGCGCCGCAACTGGAACAGGACGCGGTCGATTTGCTGGGCTCGGTTCAGGGGGTGATGGATGCGATCCCTGGTCGGGAAGTGCTGCATCAAAACAGAGTAGATGGTCCGGTCCGGCGACAAACCAACAAGGTAAGTGCGCAATGCATCGGCGTTCGCGCCATCACGCATGAGCTGATTATAGCCCGCAGCAGCCTGAACGTATGGGCTTTGGCCATCTCTCATCAGGCGCCTGACTTCGAGGATAGACTCTGTGCTGCGGTACGGGTCCCAGGTGAAGCGATTTACCATCGGGCCTATGATCGGCACCTCCCGCCAGTCGTCGGTTCTCGGTCCGCGGCCCAAGTAGTTGGAGAAGAGTTGCACCTCACGACCCCAATAGCCGAGCTGGGAGTTGAGCGCGTAGTCGATGACAACCGGGGAGGCCTGTATGCCTATTCCGTTCAGCGCCTCTGCCCACTGCCTCGCGAACTCAGATGAGAACGGGGTATGACGCATGTAGGGCGGCAGTTCACGCAAACCGAACGGAGTGAGTGGGCGCCCCGTTCTTGCATCCACGCCATACCGCAGCGCTTCCCAATCCCGTAGAACTTGCGGTGTAAGCGGAGGCGTATGAGTAGCGACGATACCGTCTCTGATCTTCTCGGCTGCGCGCGGGTCCCCACGACGCACTAGATCCATCAGAGCCTCGGTGATGATCGCCGGCATGCCGAACTCGAACCGCTTCAGCCTGACCCATACTCCGAACATCTTGAACACCCAATGAGTGTTCTTCACCTCTCTGTTGTTGTCGGCGTATTCCTCCGGATCGTCACCGCCACCGTTTAGCATGGAGATCGACGCTCCCATCGCTGCGACGATCGACAGGATGACCCAGGAACGAATGCCGCGTCGCATGGTCCGCTCGTCCGCCTTGGAGTACATGCTCTCAAACTCAGTCGGCCCAGGATTGCCGCGACGGCGAAGCATATGGCGGCCCCACATCTTCAGGGCTTCAATGTCGGTCTTGCCCATCGTCCAGCGTCCGACGGCTGCACCAGTGAGGGCGCCAGCACCCATCGCCCAACCGACCGGACCACCTAAGACGGCAGTCGCAGCAGCCGCACCGCCAGCGCCCAACAGCCCGCCTTCAAGCATGGGGATCTGGATAATCCTGCCGCGGTCGCCTTCCACCATCCACGTCTGCCGGTAAGCCTTAGAGATAGCCTGCACGTTCCCGTTGAAAAAAGCCGTCATCCGCATAATGGCACCTGTCAGGAACCCGCGCCGGTCAAACGGCAGCACATCGTTGGCCGTGAACACACCCTCGCGCATGGCGTCAATCAAAGGAAGGTTGGGGTCATATTGCAGAGCGCGGCGCGTGGCGTAGCTAGGAGTGCCTAGAGCCTGCCTAGTGATGTAATCGGCAACGCCGCGCCGCCCTGCGGTCTCGGTGAACTCTGAGACCTTGGCAAACACGGCTTCGGCGCCGGCTCCGAACAGAAGGCGCCCAGCCATCATGCCACCGGAGAAGCCGAGCGTGGCGCCCACAACGGGGCCGACAGCTGGCGCTGCGACTACGCCACCAAGACCGCCAGAGAGAGCGCCGACTGTGCCGCCGATGGCCTTACCAAGACCACGACCGATCCGAGTCGAAAGCGCCTTGTCCGCCTCCTTCAACTGCTGGATGGAGAACATCAGGTCCGCTCTGATAGCGTGGAGCTCGGCCATGCGGACAGCAAAGTCAGGCGACTTGCGATCGAGCGCCTTCATCCTGCGACGTGCAGTTTTCAGCTGGCCCTCAAGTCGCGCGATGCTTTCGTCCCCCCGCAGATGGCGTGCCAAGCGCTCGCCGATGGCGCCGCCAATCGAGGCGCCTGCTGCACCACCAAGGGAACCGCCGACCAAGCCTCCAACAACGGGACCGGCGACTGTGCCGAGCGTGGCGCCAGCGGCAGCACCACCAAGAGACGTTCCGGTTCCTGCCACAGCGCGGATGTCAACGGTCTGGTAGCCCTTGTTGCGCAGGTCCGAGAGGTCGAGGTTGCGTCGGTTGCCGCTACGTTCGGCAATTGACGCCGTCAACTGGCCGCCGCCGATCAGGCCAAGCCTGTCCTGCATCTGTGCCACGTCGGACGGCTTGATGCCGAACATCTGCATGAACGCGCGAAACTTCGGATAGCTAGACAGTTCGTGCCAGGCGCCGCGAGCATGCGTGATGATGGGTGGCGCTCCGGTCAACCACCAGGACATCTGCATGTCGCCAGCGACGTTCCCTAGCATGTAGGCTGGATGCAGGATGACGCCAGCGCGTAGAACCGCCGCAGGAGCGGCAACCATCTCGACGAGAGCCCCGCTCATGCCACGGCCGAGTGTGTTCATGGCCGCGAGCAGGCGGCGGCCATTCTCCACGTCGTTGAAGCGGACCAGTTTGCGCTCTCCCTTCTCGAAGAAGGGGAGCAAGATGGCGCCCTTACCTTTGTGTGTCGGGTCGTAGAGGATGTGGAGCTCGTTGTCCTGGATGTCGCCTTCCATCTGAAGGGCCATAGCCCGAGCGTCCGCCTCGTCGTATCCAAGATTCTTGATGGCTACGGCGATCTTCTCGATCGTGCGCTCATTGAGCGGAAGCGTCTCCTCCTTGGTGATGCGCTCGACCACCTGTCCACCGCCTGGACCTGCGGTGTCGGACAGATTGGCGAATGCCCTGACCATGTCGTTGCGCTGAATAACCTCGGCAGTCGCATAGGCATCTCGCGCCATAGTGGCGAGCACGTTGACCACGGGGCGCTGAGAGCCCTTGATCTGCTTGAAACCCCCGAAGGTCCCAAGAGCTGAAACGCCGGGCGGAACAAAGGCACCTTCCTCCGCATCAAACTTGCGGTTGAACGGCGAGTAGAACTCGCGCCGCTTGGAGTACCTCTGGAACGCCTCATCGGTCATGAGACCGGCCTGCCACTTGAGCGTCAGCAGCCGGTGCAACCACTCACGTGCCATCTGCGACCCGCGCCTGTATCGCGGGTTGGCCTGCTCGATATCCTGGATCGCCTGCCAGTATTCCGCGAACGGCGTCATGCTGGGCTCGGACTCAAGCGAGGGCGCGCTGTCGAGCGTGGCCAGCATCTGTGCGATGTCCGGCGAGTTGTAGTATTGGTTGACTAGGGCAGCCCACTGCGCTGCCTCTGGCTTGTTGTGCCGCTTCGCCCACAGCGCCCAATAGACAATGCCGGTCTGCGCCTCAATGTACCCGCCGAAGCGGTCTAGGTTCTTCTCGGACCACTGGAAGTAACCGGTCCCCCCCATCGCCTCTTGGATAGCATCGGTCAGGGGCGGACCGCTTGGCGTCAACGAACCGTAGTCCGTCACGCCGTTGACAACCAACTCATGCCCGATTTTGAACGCCTGCGGGAACATGCGGAAGTGGTAGTGGGGGAGGTCATGTTTCCTGAAGGTGATCGGCCGACCATCGGCGCCGCGGATGTTGTTATCAAACATGATCTGCTGCAGATGCTGCTGCATCTTCAGCGCAGGATTGGTGAGGTCCATGACATTGTAGGAGAGCGTGCCTAGCCACTGCTCAACTACCTCGCGCTTGTCGCGAACCTCGTAGAACTCCTGGATCTGCTGCAGGGTGGTCGGGTCTCTGGTGGACGCAACGTTAGCCGTCAGCCGCTCTGTAGCCGTGGCGAGGCGATACGCCTTGTAGTTCGCCGACACCACCTCCAGCTGCACCCTCTCCAGATCCTGGAGCATGGCGGGATCTTGGGCGTCGAGGAACTCCTCGAAGCCGACGAATACTCCTGGCATCTCCCGCTTTACGGTGTCGGGATCGGTGATGTAGCGGCGGAAGAATTCGGCGAAGGCTTGGGAGAGCTGTGCCGGTGGGACGGTGGGTGCCGTCCGAGGCGCTGGCGTTCCCGTGGGCGAGTAGCGAGCCTGCACGTAGGCCGCGAGACCTGCGGGATCGGCAGGCGCTGCGGTAGAGCCGAGCGGCTGCGTGCCGATGATGTCGCCGATCAAGGCCTGTGCGACCGTCCGTCCCAGTCGGCGCTCCAGCGTGCGGCTGGCGATGGCGGCTCTTGCAGCGTTGTCGTAGTTCTGGACGGCCTGCCAGGCTCTGGTGGCTTCTGCGGCCTCTACGAGGGTGCGCTGGGTGTCGGCGTCGAGATCGACGCCTGAGTAGCCGGTGGGGGCGATCTGCGGCAGCGGCGTGTCGGGAACCGGGGGAACACCCAACTCCTCGGCGTGCTGCTGGAGGAACGCCTGCATGGGGGCGCCGAAGACGCGCTCGATGTGGTTGCCGCCTGCACGGGCGATGGCGTCGATGTCGGTGGCGATCCTGACGCGGGCGACGCCGGCATTGGCGTCGTACTGGCTGCGCACCGAACGCTGAGGACGGAAGCCCCACGTCCTTCCACCCGCCCTGTCCCTCACCCTCATGCCGTAGAGGCCCTGGGTGGTGGTCATACCAAGAGCCGACTTCAAGTCGGAGATGATGTCGGCTAGGCCCCTTACCTCGCCTTGAGAGGCGGGCGTGGTGGGGAGCATCGGGGCGCCTGACCCAGGTGGCGGATTGCCTGGAGGAGGCTGTCCCTGGAAGGAGGCGAGCAATACGGGGGAGCCTTCCTGGGAAGGATCGAAGGCGGCATCGACCGAGCGTATATTGGCGGGGTCGAAGACGATTGCGAGGTCACCTTCGATATACCCATCGAAGCCTCGGCGCGTCAGTTCGGCATTTACATCCCTACTGGAGACGTAGCCGACACCTCTTTGAGACTTCAAATCTGCCTCAGCTTGGTCATTGTCGGCTGGCGTCGCAAGGCGCTTTGTGCGAATATACAGAGGCATAACAGAAGGTTCACCGCCAGCACGCGCGGAGATACCAGCATAGCGTGAAGCTTCAGCCAAGTCCGTGGTCATGTAGATGCCGGAAGATCCCAATCCCGGCTTGAATTGGTCGAACGCAGCCGCCGTCCCGTGGTACCACACCCTACTCGTATCGAACCCCATTTCCTCGGCTCTAGCCTTCCTGGCTTCTGGGGACATGTCGAGGGGAGGCGTGGAAGAGAAGGAGGCGAGAGTTTGCCCCGGTAGCTGCCTCGGCTTCGGCGCCAGCGCCGCCTTGAGCGCGTCCACCATGAACTGCGCATCTTCGGGGTCGGAGAAGCGGGCGCGGTAGGCATTGACCGCCTCCGCCGTGATAGCCTTGGAGTCGAGCCCGTGGTCCTCGATCACGGCTGCCGCCTTGCGCATGACAGCGAGGGCGACGTTGGCGCGAGTGTCCACGTATCCATGTGGCAACGGGAGATCGGAAAGGTAGCGCTGGATAATGGCCGCCACTTCCTGGGGATGATCCTCCATGTCTCGGAACGTGCGGGCGAGGCCATCCAGCGCGGAAGCATCCTCGTAGGAACCCTCGACGTTGGCGACTGCCTCGGCCGCCAGCGCCTCACGCTCGACATCGAGCGCATCAGCCCGCGCCCCGGTTGCTCTCTCGGCCTCCCGGAATAGGCGCTGGAAGCGCTCCGCCTTGGCCCTGTCCCCGCCGAAGGACTGGACGAGATCATCGAATTCGCGGGCGCGCACATCGGCTGCGGCTTGCGCAAGCTCTGCCCCGGTTGGCGGGTCGATCTCACCTTGTGCCAGCCGCGCGATGGCGCCTTCCTCGTGGAAGGCAGGCGGCATCCGGCCTTGGAAACCTTGACCAGAGACCGACGTCAGCGAGTACCTCTCCTCCCTCCTTGCCTCTGTGAAGGCTTCTTGAGGGATGGAGGACTTTAGACGGGAGAGATGGGAAAGGGCGGAGGAGAGACGCGGGTCCGCGTTTTCTGAGGGTAAGGCGGGCTTGCCAGACTCCAATTCGTCGGTGACGAAAACATCGACGCGATGCGGCTTGCCGTCGACATCAAGCGACTTGATGCCATCAAAATGAGCAGTTAGTCGATCCCACACTTCTACCAGGGCGGGACCCTGCAAGTTTGTGTCGAAGCGAACAACAAAGTCGTAGTCGCTCGCCTCCTGGCGCGGTTTCCCAGCGGCGCGGCTGCCGACGAAGTACACATCGTCAATGCGGAACTGGTCGCCAACACTGCTGTTGGCCACGATGTCACGCGCTTCGCGGAGTAGGCGCTTCTGAAACTCCGCCACGGCGCCAGTAGAGACCGCCTCCGCAAGCACCGCCTCCGCGAATTCCACCGCCCGTGGCGAAGCCCACATCCCCCCGAACATTTCACCGGCATTGACGTGGAATTTCACCCGATCAGGTGCAACTTGCAGCCAATACTGGTATCCTTGCGGAGTGAGCCAGCCCTTGTGGGAGAGAGGCTTGCCAAGATCGTTGGCCTCGATTGCGGCGACGATTGCAGGGATGCTGGAAGCGTCTTCCGCACGGAAGAAGGTCAGCTCCCAGGAGCCGTCTGGCTGCTCGGAGACGATGAGGGAGGTGGATGGAGCAGAGCGGGCGGATGCAGCCAAGATTTCAGGCAAGTCCATTGAGTCAAGAAGCGGAACCGCACGCTGATACGCGAAACGTGGAAGTGCACCCGCGGCGTCGGCTAATTGGAAAGCCTCTCGGCGCTCAACAAATCGACCAGCGCTTGTTGTGAAGCCACTATCATACTCATCGGCAATGATGGCGTCCGTGCCTGCTTCGTTGTTCTCTTGTTCAAACACCCTGGAGGCGGCCATAGCGATGTCCGCGTGCGCCTCGCCGTCCTCAAATATCCGACGGTCGTGACCACGCATACGGATGGCGGCGCGCACAGGAATCTCCGTCGCCGCTGCCGGCTCCAACGCCGAAACCTTCGCCTCCCTGGCTTCGGCCACACCATACGTCCTCAGCCTCTCCCCGCCTTCCTTTACCTTCTCCGTTACGGTTCCATCGAAGCCGGGGAGGGAGAAGGGGCGGGACTCGGGGGAGGGGCGGTCGGAGAACGAGGCAAGGTCTGTTCCCCGAACCCGCTTCACAACGTTCTCGGCTGCCTTCCTAAGAGGTTCAGCATATTGAGCGGCTACCGTCCCAGCGATCTGTTGCGCCAAGATCGCTGGATTGTCGTAGATGTAGTTCGGCGCTTCGCTTGCAATGGCATTTGCTGCACTGGAGACGTTCTGCGCTGCCTGAGAGGTGAGAACACGGCGGATCGTGTCCGTGATGTCAGATAACGCCGCAAGATCAGTCCCGCCCTGGAAACTCCTAATAGCCGGGAACAGCCCTCGTGCCTCCTGCCCTTCCTCTGAGTTGAGGTGGGCTTGTGATGGAGATGGCGGGTTTGGGAAGGGGTCGAAGGTGGGCTCGCGGCGGCCGGCACGGCTGGCGGTCTCACCTGAAGCCATGCTGCGGAACACATCGTTGTAAGTCTGGAAGCCCAAGCCGTTCAGCGCGTTCCTGATCGCCTCAAAGAACTTGACGATGCGCTCGAACCAGGAGTCGATCTTCGTGCCGAAGGAGGTTCCATCCGCCCACAGCTCCGCCAGCCTCGCAACCCGCTCCTGATCGATCAGTTCCTCAACGCGCTGGTTGATGTTCCCGGTGAAGCCGGTCTCACGCATCATCTGGCGGTAAACCTGCCGATAGATGGGAACGCCAGGGATCACCTTTCCGGTCGAGTGGTTGAAGACTGTGATCTGGCTGTCGATGCCGATTTTCTTTGCGCGCTCGACAACAACCTGCCACTCTTGCGGGGTAAGCAGAGTGCCATAGGCGCCGCCGGGAAGGCGGCCATGTTCGCGTAGGGCGTGGACAACCTCATGAAACCCTTTGACCAACATCGTGCGGTAGGACGTGGCGCCGGCATCGGTGTTCAACGCGACCTGGAGAACTCGGTCGAAGACCCGCGATTTACCCTCGGTGAAACCGAAGTTCGCGTAAGCCGACCGCCCTCCGATGTCGATGCGGTCAACAACCCGGACGGCAATTTCAGGTGGGAGCATTTTACGTGCCCACCGCTCCAGGTGGGCCACGAACTCGGGGAGCCTAGCCGCGAACGCCTCGGTGTATGGGGGCGGATTCTGGCCTTCTTCAAGCGCCGCCATAACGACGGTCTGCCATGAGTCCTCAACCGTCTCCTGTCGCCCCTTGGCGCCAGAGACACGGAAGCCCTCGAAGCGAATGACCGTAGGATGCTCCCGCCTGAACTCTTCCCTCAAGGCTCTGATATCCGAGAGAGACAGCCGCTCTCCTGGGTTGACCTTGATGTAGTTGATATATGCGGTGTCGTCGGGCGCGCTGGTGCTTTCGACTGCGAAGTCAACGTAGCCGATCTGCTTGCCGCCGCGCTCGATTGCCATCAAGGTGCCGCGGCCGGGCTCGCTGGCCTTCGGCAGCTGCTCATTGGGGCGGAAGTATCGCAGCGTAGGCGCTTCTCTCCCGTCTTCCGGACCTAACCGGGACCGCTGGGTGCTAAGCGCAAAAAGCGCCAAGCCCTCCCTCTGGACCTGCTCCCTCACCTTGTCTGTTATGGGGAATACGGTGAAGCCGGAACCCAGGTCTCGCCCATCGACTGGCGACTGGACGTGATCCACCTTCTTCGGCTTGATGGAGGCGTCCATGCCCTTGAGGATCTTGGCAAGCGTCAACGGCGCGATCTTGTCGTAGAACTCCTCGTTGCCTTCCTCGGAGCCTTGCGGGTTGTAGGAGAGGACGGTGGCCCCTGAAGGGATGGAGATGGAGTCAGCGCCTGAGGCGATAGCCTGACGGATGACGTGCTTCAACGTGAAGGTGAGCCAGGCGTCGGTGGTGTTGACGAAGGGATGGGATGGGGTGGCGGCCTGCGCGGTGCGAAGTTCGGCATGAAGAATAAAAGCATCGTTGTTCAGTGCCGCCCACTTCTTGCCGATCGGATCGCCCCTGTTCGACAGTGCGCGCAACCGATCCTGGGCATCCTCAACGCTCTGCTTGGCGCGATCACCATCCGGCAGCGAAGCCATGTACTCATTGCGCGCTGCGAGTTGCGCGTCGTTCGCCTTCTGCCATTTATCTTGCAGTTCCTGTATCTTCCTCTCATCCCGTGCCCCTGCCGGTATCTCTCCTCTCTGCCTTGCAGAGGAGATGGCGGCGGAGACTTCGGACTTGAGATCTGCGGGCAGGTCGCGGTAACGCTTGGTCTTGGCACCTAGCGCAATCGCTTCCAGGTCAAGCTGCGCCGGGAGACTATTTCTTTGATCGTCTAGAAACCCGACCGCTTTGGCGCTCAGTGCCTCCGGCGTCATGCCGGCACGTTGCCGTATCCTTGGATGCCATGCGTTCTGCGACACGTAGTTGAGCGTGCGCGCCACAACATCTGGGTTCGCATCCTCATCGCGTGCCAGACCCATTTCCGGACCCAGCGACCGCAGCCAAGTGAGCGGCTCGCCCATGAGATAAGCGTCACGATCCTGGACGGCGGCCTTGTGCCGCTCTTTCAGATTCGCAATCCGCGTCTGCGTCTCAGGCTTGGACGGATCGAATAGGGACGTTGCCACCGCATCCCTAGACCGCTTCAGGATCTCCTGTCCCCAGTCGGACTGGACCTGAGATACCGCAAAGGTGGTCTCATCCCCCAGCTTGTTGAGGGAGGACATGATGTTGGAGATGACGTTGGGCTCGGGGAAGTGGCCGGAGCGGAACATGCCAACACCTTCGGCCTCTTCAATGCCGCGATCCTGCAGCGCCTCAAGCCTTGCGCGCTCCTCAGCGTTGACGTAGTTGCCCCAGCCACCTCCTGGCGGAATATTGTACTTGCGCTTCAGGGATTCGAGGTACTGCTCATAGGTCTGAGTGACCGTCGGCAGGTGCAGCACCGTCTCCCGGTACGTCGGGTTCCCATCGTCCTTGGCGAGGGAGTGGGAGGACCATTTGGCGGGGCCTTTAGCGTCGTCAGGGACCGTCGGCAATAACCCACGAGCGTCGCGTTCTCCTCGCAAGATGGTGTCAGGGTCGCCGCCGTATCGCGCCTCCCTCACCTCCACCCTGTTCTCTCTCAGGAAGGAGACGAGATCGTCTCTGGAGACGAACGCTTCCGCGCTTACGAGACGCGAGCGGCCACCCGGTCGATACTCCACAATGGACGCGCGAATCTCTGTCGCGCCAGCGTCTATCGCCTTCCGCGTTCTGTGCGCGCCATCGAGGACCTCCAACTTGTCCTGCCCCGGCATCCGGAGAAGGATCACTGGCGTCGCCGCATTGGCATCCGACGGTCGCAAACCATCGTCAACGGAGCTGTCCAGGTTTATGGTGCTCACCGGGACAACATGGACCTGGTGCGGCTTTTCTAGCGCCTTCAGCGCCCGGTAGAACGCTTGCGCATCCGCGTCATTCTCATAGTTGATCGTTGCATTCGCTACAGTCTTGGAGTCGGAGGCGTCCTCTGGGCTATGCGAAAATTTGGGGACGGACTTGCTCTCAAGGAATTGCGTGAGGCCGAGCGCCTCAATCTCGTTCTTTACTCCTGTACCAGCCTTGAGCAGATGCTGGAGAGCCTGTTCAGGAGTGCCCTTCTTCTGCGGCCAGGCCTTGGCGGCTTCGAGCGCCTTGGAGTGGTAGCCGAGGGCGTCGAACTCTACCGCCTGAGACTGCCCATCCGTTGTGGCAGACTGAAACGATGCGAGGCTTGCCCCGATGCTGGCGTCAACCGCCTGCCGCTCCAGAAACGCCCGGTGGTCTTCGGATCGCTTCGCGATGGAGGCGAACGCCGTGTCCTTCTTGGCGTTCTTCGCAACCGGCGTTCCTGCAATGGCGGCAAGGTCGCGCACGTCGGCTGCCTTGAGGGACTTGTCCGCCTTCGCTCGGTCCAAGACAGCCGCATGCGATGGCAGGCCGAGACGGGACAGCAGTTCGGTAGCGTAGGCTCTAACTACCTCTGATACCTGCCTTCCCGTCTGCACCTCAAGGGCACGGATGGAGCCGTCAACACGATCCTGGGGGGAGACGGAGAGATCAGGGCCAGCCGGTGTGATTGGTGCTTGAGGCGTTCGGCGGTAGGCGCCGTCCTTGGTCTGGCGGAGGAGGCCTTCGTTCAGGGCTTCCTGCCGCAATACTTCCATCTGCTCGGGCGTCGTTCCGAGACGTGCCTGTATCGTGCCCCAGTTGAGCGGGAAGCGTGAGGCTAGTACGCCTCGGAGCTGCTGTCGCTGGGCTGTGGTGGGCTCGGTGATGGGCTGGGCTGCTGGCTCTCCATCCCGAGCATCGCTGCGAGATTGCTCAGCCGTTCCTGCTCCTGCGGGTCCTGCTCGCTCGCTGCCCACGCCAGCAGGTCTTGCACCGCCTGTGCTCGCTGCTCCGGGCTCAGCCGTTGCTGTCGGGGCTGCGGCTGCTGGTCTGGCATCTGCGGTTGGGGCGGCGGCGCTGGCTCCTCGACCACCGGCATCGGCTGCGGCTGTAGCGCCTGCGGAGGCTCTGGCGGAAGCGGCTGGGGCGCCACCCGGCGCTGGCGCGGCTGCGGCTTGGCTTGGTCTGCTGGCGGCTGTGACGGCTTGCCCGGCAGTCGCGCCCGTGGCGCGCGCTTGTCGCTCTGCTTCGTAGGCTTCCCAGGCATGCTGCTCTATCGCCTCCGTCGCTGAGACACCGTACCGCGCCATGCGCGCCGCGATGGCCCTGGCATCCTGATCCGCCAGCGCAATGTTGATACCACGGCCCTGTAGCGCCGTCTCGATTTCACCACGCCACTGCGGTAGGTTCTCCGCAACGACGCGCTCGATCTCGGCCAGTTCGGCCGCCTGCTGACGCTGGGCTTCGGCTTGGGCTTCTGGTGCTGGCGCGAACCTCTTCGCTATCCCCAGGAGAACCTCGGTCTCTTCCTGAGAGACTGCATCGGGGCGCTCCTGCAGGATGCGCTCCACGATCTGCCGAGTCTGCTCCCCCACGTCCTGCGGGGCTGGCGCGGCCGAAACGCTCTCAGCCGTGGCTCCCGTAGCCGCTGGCGGCGTTCCTGTCTCTGGGGCTACGGTGGGAGCCTCAGCCTGTGGCGCCGCTGTAGCAGCCTCTGGCTGTGCTTCTGGAGTGGCTGCCTGCGGAGTGACAGGGAGGTCGAAGCCGAAGGCGCCAGGCGTAGGTTGCGCTGCAGCCTCGCCCGCAGACGGAGTGGGTGTGGGAGTAGGAGCTGGTGCTGCCTCTGGCGTCGATGGAGCAGACGGAGTGCCCGCGCGACCAGTACGGCGGCCAAGACCCATCACGCCACGGCCCACTTCACCAGCACCCTGCGCGACAGCGCCGACAGCGCTGCCAACCAACAGATTAGGGATTATCTCCTCGGTCAGAACCTGGTTCGGGTTGTAGACCTGCCACGCGATGAGGTTCTGGAGGAACTGCTGGCCGCCTTCCTGGGCGCCTTCGACGATGGCCTGACCACCGACGCGAGCGATAGATCGCGCCAATGCGGTTCTCAGTGCGGGGGGGATTGGTAGGGGGAGCCGGCCTAGAAGGGTCTCGACAGGCAGAATATCCGTCATGCCTGGGCCGATGCCCAGAAGGCCGGCGGCAATGATCTGCTCTTGCGTGAGCCCTGGACGCCCTGCCGCGCGTTCGGCCTGATCGA